CTGAGCAGGTAGAAAATTGCCATTCTTGCCCTTAACTTGAGGATCTATAGGACCAAGACATGATCTCTCATCCATCCATATCTCATTTCCTGATAAAGCAAATATTGTGCCCGCGCTCATCGCTATATGAGGGAGAATAAAACCAACTTTTGAAAACCTCGGCCTTAATCGAGAAACAAATTTATCTACTTGGGGTCCCATTCCGCCGGGTGTAACAAGTAAAATATCTACCTCTGAACAATCAGCAGGAATTCCCGATATCATTTCACTAAAAGGCAAATCGTCGGTCAAGTCGATTGAAACGGATGTCTTAAGGGATTTGAAGACATTAGACATATAGCATGCTAAAGGCCGATTCGTAATTGACTCAATCTCTGTTATCGCCTTACGGATTTCAGAACCAATATCAACATTTTTCGGTGTTACTTTTAAAAGGCTTTGGAATTCTTTTCCATCTTCCATAACATCTAACAAAGAATTGACCTCAGGCTTTTGAGAAATATTTGGCTGAGGCATTCCGGGTCTCGAAATTCTTTTTTGTTTTGAGCGTGACATAATAAACCTTAAGGTCAAATTCGAGAGTAGTTATCAAATAAAACATGTAGTTAAAACATTTTTAAAAATAAGTCAATTTTTCTAATTTTCCTAGAATCATCAAAATTATAGCACAGCAAAGCCAAAGTTACGCCCAATCCAATGTTGCAAAATTTAAATACTTATCGGAATTTTCAGCTCTCATCTTAAAAATGGGGAGAGAATGGGGAGAGGAAAAGACGGTAAATGAAAAGGGTTTTCAGCGATATGCCGAAAACCCTTTATTTATGGTGCCCGGGACCGGAATCGAACCGGTACAGATCAGAAATCCGAGGGATTTTAAGTTCTGTATTGGGCGCTTTTCTGCACTTTGTCATGTATTGCCTTACTTTGCAACATTGCAAATTTATTAACTATATGCTTTACTGTGCCTTGTGATGCTTTGCCATGCTTTTATTTTTTTGGGCCATATTTGGGCCATATTTCTGAGGTGACTATATGCCGGTTGTCCGCCTGACGAAAACATCCGTTGCAGCCCTGAAGTATCAGGAAAAGACGGAGGAGTATTTTGACACGAGAATAGCCGGTTTCGGTGTAAGGGTCAATCGGAATTCCAAGACCTATTTTGTCCAGACGAAAGTCCGCAAAGACGGCTCCTGGGCTAAAATGAAAGAGACCATTGGCAAGGTTGGTATTCTTCATTTCGATGACGCGGAGGCGGAGGCGGAACGGATACTGCGGGATGCGGCTGCCGGAATTACTCCGGCAGATCGGCGCCGTGAGGAGGAACTGCGGAAGCAGGCAGAGGATGAGAGAGATGTTACACTGCGGACGATATTCGAGCGGTATCGCATAGCAAAAGAGAAGAAATTGAAATCCAGCACAGCGGACTTGTATCTGACTATCATGGAACGGTACTGTCCCGACTGGCTGGACCGGCCAATACGAAGCATCACGGACACAGAAGTTATATCGCTTCATGCGACCGTCGGGAAGCGTTCACAAGCTCAAGCCGATTCTTTGATGAGGATCCTGCGGGCGCTGTTCAATCACACGATAAATAGGTACGACGATATCATGGTGCTGAATCCCGTTCGTAAACTGGGCGCTCTTGATATGTGGTACCGAGTTGAACGGCGGTCGTCATCTATATCGGATACAGAACTGCCTACCTGGTTTGCCGCGGTAATGGACCTCGATGAGATGTCGCGGAATTATCTTTTATTGCTGTTGTTCACCGGGGCGCGTCCCCAGGAGGCGGCTTCGCTGAAATGGACGCATCTTGATTTCAGCCACGACACAGGTGTTTTCCGGGAGACAAAATCAGGCAGGCCACTGCGAGTTCCGATTGCCGGGTATATGATGGATAAGTTGAAGGAACAGAAAGAGACACTGAAGGGGGAACCGACACCTTTCGTTTTTCCGTCTCCCTACCGGTACAAAAGCAAATCAGGGCACCTGGAGGATATCCGACAACAGATAGAAACCGTGACGGTGGCCACGGGTATTGAATTCATGTTGTCGGACTTGCGCCGGACTTTTCTATCTTACTGTGAAGAGTTCGAGATCCCCGTTTTCACCACAAAGCGCTTGTGCAACCATGCCCTGCCGGCGGACGTTACCGAAGGGTATATTCAATTCTCGATGACGAAATTAAGGCATCACGTGGAAAAGATAGCGAATCATATCCTGAAAACTGCAACGGGTAAAACGTATAGAAGAAAAAAAGCCCCTGGAGGAAAGTAAGGGGCTGCTCAATGCCGAGCGATGACGGTGGAGAAATTACGGGATTGCTGAGACAGGGACCGTGTTGCCTGACGGTGATGCAGTAAGACTCGGTGCGGTAGAAATGTTTTTGTCTGCATTGATACTGATGGTGCCTTTCGGCGCATCAACGCGGATCGTGGTACAACTACACAGTAGCAGGAGGCCCGCCACTATCATCAGGTTTCTTTTCATCGTTGACCTCCTTTCGGGCCTGAAGTGATTTCGGGTCCAGGATGGTTATAAAAATTCCCGCCAAGGCGGTCAGGGCGGAGCGGGTCCCGGCGTCCTGTGGCATTGTCATGTAGCCGGTCATCATCGCTCCGGCAGCAATAAGCAACGCTACGAGTATCAGGACTTGTGCAGCCAAGGGAATGTACTTAACCATTTCATGCCTCTCACGCAAATTGGATTTCAAACTCCGGCCGCCCGTCGGGCTCCGCGCACTGCATTGCAAATTTTCTGACCGCGATAAACCAGATTTCTGCCCTTTCTTCGCTCATCCCTTGAGATATACAGATTTCCTTCAGCAAATTATCCGCCTCGCGTCTCCATTTCAGGTCGAGCAATCCCAGGCGGAACATGCGATAGAAAGCGTCGTGTGCCCCACTGCCCAGCATTGAATCAGGGGTATCTATGGTCGGGCCGCTGGGACCATCCCACATGAACATCCGGCCCTTGAGCGTGAGCACCCCGTCAGTTGTCAGACTGAATCCCTCGCAGAGGATATCCGCCTCGGGAAAAATACTGGTCTGGATGACTTCATCCTGCCAGAGCCAGTATTTATATTCGGTGATGTCCACGTATTGCATGTGATTTTCCTGTCGGTACGGCAATGGTCACTCTTCGGGTTCTTCCCGCTTTTCCCATGCCTCCCTGAGGTAAGGCATTACTGATGTAAGATATTCGGCCACCATAAATGATGCCTCTGAAAGCGTTACATGACCGAAGCTGAACAGATACGCACTGTGGTCACATGCCAATTCCAGCGACGGAGAAAAACGCGCTTGCAGCCGAGACAATACAAATTCCAGCGACTCATGGACGAGACAACCGACGACTTTCTCAAACTTCTCGTAATTCAATCCGACTCTGATTACAGGCCGCATGCGGTTTGAGTCGCAGTAGGTGAATGCTCCGCCGGTCTGATTTTTTTGTACTTCCAACGTGACGTATTCGTATCCGAGTTCAAATGTTCCGAGAATCACGATTTATCCTTCCGATTTGATAACCTCTCAGGAACGGCTTTCAAATTTCAATTCTGAGCGGTTTTTCCAGACTACCCGATACCGACCCTTCCCCGCCATGCGCCTCTTGCGCGAATTTCAGCACCCGGTCGACGTAATACTGATTGACGAACTGCTTGCCCTTCAATCGTGGACTACCGGCGTTGTAGGCGGAAATCACTCCCGCCCATCCGTATGCGCCGAAATACCTCCCGTAGAATACTTTGAGCTGGCGGCATCCCCAGTACAGGCCTATTTCGGAAATCAGGAGATTCTGGAACGGCCCTTTGAATCCGCGTTCCCTTGCAACTTCGCCCATTATCTGCATGAGGCCCCAAGAGGTTGCGCGTTCCTTCCCCTCTTTGCCTTTGAGCCCCATCTTGATGATGTACTTCTTGAAAAATCCGGGCTCGTAACGAGTGGCGCGAGGATTGCCGGAGGATTCCTGGCACACAATCCCTGTGACGATGGAAATAGGGATACCGGCCGCCAGGGCTGCTTCCTGTATGGCTTTGGTGATATCAGCGGGCAGCTTCATTTGAGTTCTACCTTGGTGAATGAGAGCCTCGGGAACCCGGCTCCGACAGCCTCCTGAATCTGCGCCTGCAGGGCCGGGTCGTCACAACTCGCAAGGAGCATCGAGAGCGCCATGCTGGATGAAATCTGTGATAGCTGGTACGCGCCGGCAGCTGTCGCGCAATCCTCAGCGGACATAAGCCCCTGCTGGCAGAGAACGGAAGCGGCCGTTGCCGCTGCAATCTTGTTCTGCCGCAGATTTAGTTCCGCGGTTACCACATTTTGTGAAGTCGTCAGGGCGCATGCGGACACCATGAACACACCAATCATGACGATAAAGGCCATTATGCGTTTCATACTTTTGCCTCCTTACTTTGATTTATGGATCCTCGATGATGCGAGGTGAATCTGTTTTCCTTCGATACGGGTATTGCCCCCCGTTGTGCCTGTCCCTGCAAACGGCTTCCATGGCAGACAGCCGGGATTCATGGTCATCGGTGCGCTCGAAGAGCTTTTCAGACAGAGTGGAAAGACTTTTGGCTATCTCTCCTATCCGGTTCTCCAGGCTTGTCAGGGCTTCAGAGAAACCCTTCTGTCCTTGCTTATATATATAAATCAGGACGCCCCCCAGTGCGCCTCCAACAGTGACAACGGCAGCAGCCAGCAGTACGATACCTTGCTCCAGCAACTTTGTGTACAGCGGGTCAGGTGTCGCCGCCACCGTGTCACCTCCTGAACTGTTCATAATTATGTTGAACAGTACATCAAAAACATAGCCGGTTCAACCGTTTTCGCATCATAAAGGAATCCCCCGGAGACCCTGAAAGAAAAGGGTCCCGGGGGATTCCGGTTTCAGCTATTCAGCGGTAACTCCGCCCGTATCTATGCCCAATCCTTCGGCCACTCTTATCAGAAGGCGGCGGCCTATTTTCGGGTCCAGAACACAGATGGTGAGGAGCATCGTAGAAGGAAGTGGGAATCCCGCAAACCATATGCGTTTCAGGAAAGCCAGCTTTTCGGAATCGTCCATTTCTGCGACTTTGTTGGCAGCGGCCTTTGCTCTCGCTATCATTTGTCACCTCCCGCCTGCGGCTCGTTGAAGTGAGGGTCGTTGCGCAGGGTCAGCTTGATGCCGTGCAGAAGATGCGAGATGATGCGCAAGGTGGGGGGAAGCTGTCCGGTTTGTTCCCTGAGCATGATTATCTCCATGGCGTCCACCATGGTTTCGAGCCGGTCGAGGACCGGGAAATCTTCGAGGAACTGGCAGCGGAAGTAATCGAGGGGATTGCCGTCGTCGTCTTCGCCGCTGAATACGAGCCGGTACCACTTGTTTCCGGGGAACTGTTTCACTTCACCCATGGCTGGCACCTCCCCGCCCGGCGTCGTCCGGGCCTTGGTCGCACATCGGGGCGGACAGGTCTATCTTCTTTTCAAAGATAACGGCCAGCTTGCGCATTCCCTTGGTGGTGACGAACACCTGGGGTTCGCTGCGCTCCTCTCCGTTCTGGTCGTTGAAGATGTATATCTTGTGCTCCAGGTATCCCAGCTTCACCTTGTCGTCATAGCCGACCCAGCGGCCGCCGTTCCTGCGGTAGATGAAGTTGCGGGAGTGCATGCGGTTGGTGAGGTCCTTGCGGCGCATCTGGAGAATCTTCGCGGCCACGGTGAGGTTGAACAGCCCTTCGGCGGTTACCAGGCGGTCGGCGATGGCGGCCTTGGGCGCCAGCTCGGCGTTCTTGTTTTCCAGAGCAATGACCTTATCCGAGTAGGAAAGGAGCAGCCCGCGCATGGTGGTCGGGTCGTTGAGGGCCTGCATGGGGTCGATGGGAGGGGGAGAGGTGACCATGGAATCGTATGCCCTGATGACCTTGAGGTGAAAGACCGGGCTTATCCACATGGCGTAGGCATATACGAGCTCTTTAGCAACAAAAGTTCCAATGCCCTGTTTTGACTCAATACCGGGAATTCCCGGTATTGAAATCTCTTCAATCAATTCAGATGCTTGTTTAGTTCTCAACCATTCATTCGGTGCGTGGCGTTTTTCACCTCCGCCGGCCCGGTGGAGATCGTTGAGACAATACCGGCCTTCCGCATCCTGCTTGATACTGATGCCAGTCACAACCAATACATGCTTCATGGTCAGCACCCCCTTTGCCCGGCGGGACTGCCGGTCACGTCAAGCATGATGTTTAGGGTTTCCATCGCCCGTTCCAGGTCGTGCTTCATGATTGCGAGCAACCTGGTGTCAATGATGACATATGCCGCCTGCGGTTCTTCGTCCTTTGCTGCCGTGCGAATCAGGGGCAGAACCTTGCCCTTTCCTTCTGCCATGCCTGCTGCGCTGCTACGGTTTCCTTTCATTGTGATACCTCCTTGGGTTGGAATTTCGGCACAAAAAAAGCGTGCCGGTAGAGACTATCCACGCCCAAGGCGCCGCACCCCTCGCGGTAAGTGCGCATCTCTACCGGCACGCTGGTTGAAAGCATTGCCGGTGATACCGTTTTCGGGTTTTCTCTCCCGAAAACAAAAGTTCCGCTGTAAGGTCGCGGCCGCCCTTGGGTTGGATACCGATACTTGTACCAGCACCAGGGGGATTTTTCAAGGGTAATTTTTGCATTTTCCCACGCCGATATTGACAGGGGGAATTATTGGTTAATAATGTTTCATGCTTTTAATCTTTTTTTGAACGAAGGGGGAAAACATTCAGAAGCGACACCACAAGAGCGGTTCGCACGATTGGTACAGCATGTTAATCGGCAACGGGCGCAAATATTGGAACTTCAATTAAATCAAATCGGCTTACAGACTGCGCTTTTTGCCGCATTTTCGGCGCTTGGAGAAGCAAACCCTGAGACTTTTTCGACAACAAAAAAGAACCTGTCCAAGATTTTAGAGAATCTTGAGAACAGTGGTTGTCGGAATCCAGAGTTCGAAAGTTTCCTCAAAATGCTAATCGACGTGAAGCTTGACGAGTTTTTGTCAGTCCTTCAGCAATTGCTGAAACGAGATCCGATAGATGAGCGTCCAAACGACGACGATCTATTTCAATGAATCTAAAGAATCTAATCTAATAGCTTGTCAAGTTCTTCATTGATGGCTTGCTCCGTGGCGTCTTTCGCATCCAACCGGCGAATCACCTCAGCGATAGCTTCACTGTTGGCTTTCGTCGCAGCTTCTATTTCTTTTTGCCACTCTTCAAGGTTTGTCATGTGCTCAATAGAATCGTCACTCAATGCTTGCAAGTCCGCAATAGATTCATGGGCAGCATCGCTAATATCCTTTATTTGCTTAGCTATACACGTTGCCGTTGTTGGCATCTGGCACCTCCCTGAACGCACGGGATTATCGGATAACGGGAACCGCCACCCTCACGTCAACAAAGCAGTACTCGCCTGGCGCAAGAGTTGCTCCGCCTGTTTTGATATCTTCACTGGTTGTTTGGACATTCGCACTGAGAATGCCCATTACTTTCAATCCTTGCGCTTCAAGGGTGGTTTCAACCTGTGACACTGCCTTTGCATGAATCGTATCCGACATGTTATCTCTCCTTCGCTTCGGGTACTGTTCAACATTATGATGAACAGTACCCGAAAAATTATTCTCCGTCAAGTTATAACATTTGACGGAGAATGTGCCGTGTCAGTGTCCGAATCAGTGTTGTGATCAGATTCGGACGGCCTTTCCATACATCCATGCCGCGGACTCTATTTCCCTCAGGGATTTATTCAGGCAAGCATGAAAAGCATGATTGCGGTTATGATTCTTGATATACCGAAATGGGCTGGTAAGAAGACTGTACATCGCAAAAAAGACAACACAAAATGGAGACCCTAAAAACAATTGATAAATAACGAGCTTTATCATGCGGTTACGGTAGTCCGTCAACTCCGTAACCTGGTCTGGAGATAATACGCTGACGGCAGCCTGCCAGCGTTCAAAAAATGAGGTGCGCGTTGATTTGAATTTACATCTACGAATAAAAACACACGATATTATGGTATCAAAAAAACTAACCTTGTGCCCAAAGCGCAGGAAACCATTCATTGTCTGACGCAACAATTTATATGCCTCACTAGAAAAGGGGATTGGCCCGTCCGCCGCCTTATCAAAAAGCTCATCACGAAGTGAGAACACCTCATGCCTGAAATAATCAAGAGCCAACCGCTTTAAAAAATAGATATAAATTACCCACAAAAAAAGGGCGGTGATGAAAACTTCAAGCGTGCCAACAGTTATTGAAGTCATATCTCGTCCTCCGGCCTGGTGTCTCCAGTTGGGCTCAACCTGCTTGTGCTCCTGTGAGCATCAAGCTTCAGTTCCAGGTCCTTTATCCGTGGATGTAAACGCTTTACGGTCTTTCTCCGCAAGACACGCTCACCTACCCCGTAGCCAACACCGGCGAATCCGAAAATATATGCAATATACTTATCAGCTTTAAGCTCGGTTACTAATTTTAACACAATATTGCTGGTTGTCTCGGTACCCGCAAGCGCCTCAATTGAGCGATACGCAAAGTAAACCATGGCCACCGCGCCACCCCATCTGATTAAAGTCGTCAAGACAGACGCGAGACTTTCGGCTATGGAGATATGACGACACCGTGCCATATCATCATCAGAAGTGGATACTTTGCGTTTTTTTGGCATTTTATTGAAATGATGCGTGGATTGCTTTCCGGAAGGAGTGAGCGTAGATTAATTTCTATCTCACAACATGTCAAGCTAAAAACGAAGAAGGTTCCAGCCCCTCGCATCAATGATATCTCCGCACTTACACCAGCATTGCGGCAGTCCGCATCCCTCGCAGATAGTTCTCGTTTGGCTCACCATCTTCTCCCGTTAGTTCATACGCCCAACTGCTCGCGCTCCCAGGCGCCCTTCCCCTTGTTCGGCTTATTCTTGAGCGCCTGGCTGATGGTTTGCGACTTAATAACCGGCACCAAACCTTTTGCCTGTGATTTGTTCAAGCGATGGTTGAACCTGATGATGTCCAGCATCACCTTCCGTCGGTCCGCTCCCTGTTCGGCAAGCCGCAGTTGCGCCAGCAGGTCTCCGCGCTCCTCTTTCCAGTGCGCGGTCAGGCCCATCTCGATGTTCGTAAGGTCGTTCCGCTCCGACACCCGGGACGGGGCAAAGCCGAGCGCCCTTTTGACCGCCTCGCCGGTGCTGTACTTCATTGGCTTGCCGTTTTCGTCGAAAATGATTTTCCCCGTGCCGGTAGTGGCGCCCTTGTTCGCCATGCGATACGCCCTCATCCCTCCGGACAGAGCCTCCGGTGACAGGTTCTCCACCGTCCGGTAGATGTCGCCCCGGCTTGCTGCCGTAGCTGCACGGAACCCTTTCTGAGCCAGCCCGGTGAATACTCCGCCGGCGGCCTCCGGCAAGGTTCCTCCTCCAAGGAGCGGGGAGACGATGGGGATTTGCAACCTGATGGCATTGCTGATATTCACCCCGGTAGCCGACGCCAGCCCATGCCAGGCGAAGCCGTGGACATACTCGCCAAGGGTCCCGTACTCCTTCGCGTGTTCCCTGGTCCATTTCTTCAGCGCCAGTTTCGGCGATTCGCCGAAGAGCATCTGATAGAGCTTGTCCAACTCATCCCAGCCCGGAAGAGCAGCGGCCCCGCCGATGATAGCCATGGCAGCCGTGTAGCGGAGCATGGCCTTCATGTCTTCCTTCTTCCCGCTGGTGAGCCGGTTGTATACCCAGTTCCAGTTGTTCCACATAAACGACTGAAGAGCATACACGGTCCGGCCGATGGGCTTCTGGGCAAACGCCGGGAGGTTCGCCCGGGACATTTCGAAGTTGACCTTCCTGTTGACCTCCAGCGCTTTATCGATAGCTTCCTGCCTGCTCATTCCATCCGCCAGGAAGGTGCGATAGGCGGCCAGGATGACGGTTTTACGGTTCAGAAGCTCCACTTCCTGGAAGGGCGCCAGGGCCTTGTCGGTCAGGGTGTGCATGAACCTGGACGCCTTGCTTGTCGCTCCTTCCCTGCTGCCGCTCATTTCATTCACCGCGGTTTCCATCTCCTGCAGCTTGAAAATCTCCGAAGCGAACAGTTTCTTTTCGTCCTCCGACAGCTTGCCGCTGAAAATATCCTTCTGCGCCTTGCCCATGGCCCATACCGCGCTCCGCTTGGTGTGCATGCCCAACTCGGCAATTCCGAGCGTCCACGGTTGCGTTGCGTTGATAATCATCGAGGAGACCTTGAAACCCAGGTAGAAGAAGCAAGCCAGTGACCTGAGATTTCCGCTCACCATGTCGGCGATGCCCATGTTGCGCAGGTTGTCCTTGATGTACCGTTCCGCCCACGCCTTCACTTCCGGTTTCGCATAGCGGAAAAGCTCGAACTGGTCGTGCGCGTAGCGGGCCTTGGACAGCATCCCTGCCGTGCCGGTCATGTAGTCGTGAAAGGCGTCTATGGTGTTTTCCGTGTCGTACCCTTCTATCAGGTACTGAGCCCGGCGTATCTGATGTTTGCCAGCACCACGGGCCATAAGGACCTCGGCGGTCGATTGAAGAATTTTATTCCGAAGCGCCGACGCCTCTTCCTTGGTGATTTCCTGCGTTGCAGCCGCCTTATTGATGGCCGCCAGCTGGGCCTGCTCCATGGCGAAGTCGTTTTTCATGTCGCCGTACATGGATTCGGATAGCTGCTCCGCGAAGCGGTATTCGGTTTCATACTGCGCGTCATCCCGGAAGTTGTTCGGCATGGCCTTTCGCAGATCCTTCTTCACCTCTTCCGTGTGCTTCCTGGCACTGCGTTCCGTACCCTGCAGGCGCATGTATACCTTGACCTTGATGCGGCCGTCGCCATACTTCTTCAACTCATCCTTTAACATATTGATGGTGGAAAGCGATTCCCCGTCCTCAATGGCCTGCTCCAGCGCCGCCTTGCGCTCCCGGATAGCCAGTTCGTTACGGGTGGATATCTTCGGGAGAATCTCCGCAGCCTTCTCCTTGAAGCGCTTAATCTGCGATGCCGGGAGCGATTCGGCGAAAACCCTGGTCCGTTCCACTTCTGCCAGCTTGGTTTCCAGTTCAGCCTTTTCCTTGCCCTTGGCCGCGGCTATTTGCTCCTGTAGCTTCTTGATTTCCTTGTTGAACCGTGCCGAAGCGTTCTTGTCGGTGGTGATGAGCTGCCCGCCGTTGCGGAGATGCCGGTACTTCAAGCCGTACATATCGGCTATCTTCTTGATTTCATCCGCCACTTCCTTGCTCGGGAAATAGGGGAGGAGCGCTTGCATGCTGTCCTTGTCTCCCCTGGTCTCCCACTTCAGGCCGTTGATTACATGGTAGACGTTCACCATGAAATCACCTTCGCCATGGTTGCGCGGCAGCCAGCCGGGCCGCTCCTCGCGGCGGTTGCGGTAGTCCATGAGATGCTTTTCTATTACGTCCTCCGGGAGTCCGGCATCGTACATGAACTGGCGGGACAGCTCCTCAATAGCGTCGGCCACTACGGTATCGATATGGGTCCGCACCCGCTGATACACCGCAAACGCGGCTTCGGAAACCTTCGCAGTCTTCGGGTCCGACTGCACCATTTCGAAGGTCTTGAACACCTTGCCCATCACATCGCCGCGGTAGAGCAGTAGATCAACGCCCTTTCGGTCGGCAGCCGCCAGTTTCCGGAAGGTGTCGGTAATCCTCCCCCATTCCGTGGTCCGGTCGGAACTTTCCCACTGGGTGAAGATCTTTTTCAACCGCTCCATTACCCCCGTCGCCTTGGCTGATGGGCCGTCAAAGCCAAGGAAACGTAGCAGGTACTCAAGTTTGGTCTCCTCGCGCTTGATGCCGGTATCCACGAACGGCTTCTTGTTCTCGTCCACTTCGCCCTCGAACACCGCGGTACGCAGGAACGACGCAGCGCCATTGCGGAGATTCTGCGGGGTAACATCCTTGAGCCACAGAGCGAACCTGGACCAGTCCAGCGGATTCAACAGCCTTGCTATCTTCTTCCATACCTCTCCGCCCTTCATCTCGCCCACGTAACCGGAGAAACGGTCCGCCAGGGCGTAGCGGATGCCGGAGTCCACCGGCATCTCCTGCACATCCTTCATGGACACGTCCGCCGGCAGGCCGACAAACAGGTCGTACACAAAACCCGCCGGATTGGTATTCTGGATATAGACAACCGCCGGTATTTTTTCCACCGGCAGTGCAACAATCTTCACCGGCCTGCCGTCCCGCGACTTGCTCCATGCAATCTCCTGTGCAGTGGAAAGGGAGGTGGTCCACCAGGAGCCTTTCAGGTTCTCCCCGGCCGCGTAGTGCCCCCGTTCCGGATTAAACGGAACGACGCCCGGGCTCTGCTTCTGGTCGGACTCGTAGAAGGCCCGGAACAACATCCTACCCGGCTCGTCGTAATCCTTCACCGTCTCGCCGATCGCCTCCAGGGCCTTGGCCCGGTCGGCTTCCAGCACCTCCCGTTCGGTGGTGTTGACGGATACGCCCTTGTCGACAATCTGGTTTTTTACGTTTTCGAGACGGGCCAGGGCGTAATTGATAGCGTTTCCCGGCTGGTATGCCGCGAATGACTGCAACTCGGCATCGGTAATGCCCTGGTCACGGAGGGTACTCAGCAGGGTTCCGTAGTCGATACCTGTCCCCTGTACATTGCCCCCTGTTTCTTTGCCTTCCACAAACCTCCTTGCCTTGCCCAGCAGTTCACGAATCTCCGCTTCACCATACCCGAGGTCAATGCCGATACTCCGCAGGAATTCCTTAACCGCGGCGATGATTCTGGTCAATACCGTGGAAGTCGCGCCGGTTTCAGCCTCATGGGCTATCATCTCTTCGGCGGCCATAATCCTGCCTTGTCTCGTGCTTCGGTCCAAGCCGTAGCCCTCAACAAGCTGAAGGTACCTATCCCGATTCTTGTTGATGTAGTAAAGGTCGGCCCGGAGCATTTCCGTATCGAATTGTTTAACAGGCATGATAGCGTGAAGGCCGAAGTGCGCGACTACTTCATGGATTGCCCGGCGCTGCGCTTCCTTGACGGAAGAGAAGTTGTCCGCCACATAGAGAGCCTCACCCCGGTAGTAAACCGCCTGGAGCAGGCGATGCGGGATTTTCCGGTTCGTCGCGTCGGTCAGAACTCCTACCGGTAATTCCGCTGCCGTTTGTACTACCCGCCACGGCGGAGAATTCGGCATACTCTTATGGACCGGCTCCAAGGCTGTCCGGATGTCAGAGGCCGGGAGGCCGGAGGGAGAAGACACCGTAGATGCTTGCGCAAACATCACCACACCCTTATCCGTCTCTTTGGTTTCGATGGTGTCCACCAGCACCCCGAACGCCTTGTTGATTGTGTCCCGCTCCGCGTTGCGCGGGTAGGGATGCGTATTTCTCAAATCGGCGTCCGTCAGGAACGTGTTCTTGAAATTCTGCTCCATCAGCCTGTCGTTGACGAACAGTTCAAAGGCCCTTGCGAACATCTCGCGCCGTGTCGACCAGTACGGTTTCCCTTTTTTCTGCTTGTCCGCCGATTGCGACTCTTTCCGGTAGTCGGTGCCGACCTGCGGCAGGTGTTCGGGAACCGCCCCCGCCGCTTCACTCGCTACGCCGAGGCCGTGCGACCACGATTGAATCGCGACGGATGTTTCCTTGTCGAGGATCCTACCGGTCGCATCCTTGAACAAGTTGCGCAGGGCCGCGATGGTTGGCCGGTACGCCTGCCGGTTACCGGTATCCACGTATCCCTTGCCCAGGTCTCCGTCAAGGATGCGCTTTGCCAGTTCATCGAACTCCGCAAGACGCTGCTCTTTCACCTCCGTTACGCTGGATTCCAGCATTTTCCGGGCATGATTGAGCCAGTTTTGAGTAAGTTTCCGTGATTTCTCCTTTGCCCCCTGCTGTCGAAGCTTCCATTCATTTTCGGTCATGGGCCGCGTCGACATTGCGGCAACCACGGCGTTGTAAGCCTGGACAATCTCGGGCCGGATATCCCCGGTGAACGTCGTGGCGGACTTATCCCCTCTTTCCGAGAGATACGGATGCTCTTCCTTGGCCAGTCCGGCCTGAACGCCGAAGTAGTGGTCAAGGGCGTGAGCCCACTCGTGTGCCAGAGTCCCGGCGCCCGCGTTCCTGGTCAGATTGATTTCGTTTACTCCCGGCACGAAGTGAGCGGCGGCAGTTCCTCCCCGGCCCTGCGCGCCGAAGGCAATACCCAGCTCACCGTTCATGGAAAGCGCCTTGGCCGGGATACCAAGAGTCTCGGCGAGGTCCTGGAGCGCGTCATAGGCGTGGTTCAGATATTCCTGACGGGCCGCGTCGTTGATGTATCCCTTACGCCCGAAGTTGACCCCACGGAAACCGAAGGTATCCATCAGGCGCTGGGAAGAAATATCCTCATCGGCGTTCCTTCGCGGCGGTCCGATTCGTTCGGAGTCGGAAACGTTCATACCGCGGACTTCCTTGTCGCCTCTACCTTCCCGTTTCACCTTCTCCCGGGCCGCGCTCTCCGCGTCCACCCTGGTCGCGAAACCTCCGACTATCCTGCCCGACTTGCCGGTGAGCAGGAAAGCGCCCTTGTCGGTGAGAGACTTCCGGGCTTCTTCCTGAGAGGTGTAGAAACTCCCTCCTTGGTAATTCCACCCCTCTACCTTGCCGTCATCAGTGTAACGGTATACCTTCTGGACCGGGAAGGTCTCCGAATCGTGGACGGCGTATCCCTGGCGCTGCCATGCTTCCTGTTTGGCCGGCCACCCCTTGGACAGGTCGTCAAGCGCCTTCCTGATATCCTTGTTCGACGGTTGAAGCGCCTGCAAGGCACGGTTGCCGCCGATGGACTTCACGTCCTCCAGTGCCTCACTCCCCCGTGAGAAGCGGCCGTAGCGGGGCTGTTCCATCTCGCCGGGCCAGAGTCTTTTCAGCAGGGCATCGGAAAAGTTCATGCTGCCATCCAGCATCGAGGTAATGGACGTGACCTGTCCCGGCACATGGGCCTTGAACGAGGCGACCACCTTGTCCATGAACTCCTTGTTGGCGGAGTTGTCCTTTGCCCATTCGAACACGGCATCCTTCACCCTGCCGACAACGGAGATGTACCGCTGCAGGTCGGTGTCGGAACTGCCGGAGGGGTTTTGCGCAATGCCGTCATAGGCCATCTTCACGATGCGGGCGAAGAACGGATTCATGCCGTCGGCAATGAGCTGGTCGTAATCCGGGCGAGGCCACACCTTTGACTTTGTTACTTCCTTGACTCGGAGCGTATCGTTCAGGCCCTTTACATCGTCCCATGCGATACCGCGGCCGGTGCGGTTCCGGCGGTTGTACCAGAGGTTTTCGCCGACGTCTTCGGTGCCGGATGTAGCTTTATCACTCTTGACTTTATCATCTAAAGGGGTAATACTATTCTCGATATCAAGAGATGCTGTCCCGCCGGTTTGCTCTTGGTGGACACCCTCGGTTGCGGGGCTAACTTGGGGTGATCGAATTTTTCTATTTGGCAGTTGAGTCACATACCTGCAATCCTCGAACTTCCCATCTCTACTCATTTCAAGCAAAACAGCCGACCCTAGTTTCTTTTCTTTCTCTGAATATTTGAAATAGTATACCTTCCCATCTTTTTCGTAATACCCGTCAGCATCACGAATGATTGAGTCAATATTGTCTACGTTCTTTATCTTTGACCTGTCTGCCGTCCTTCGGTTGAAATCATCCCCCACTGCTTTAGTCACGGAATGCAGCGCATATTCAATCCACGCATCTTCACGGCTAAGGCGTACAACGGCTCTTGCGTCAGGTTCGAAGTATATTTCTTGACCAAACTTGCCGGCAATAGCATTACCTTTGCCGTGCGAATCAAAGAGTTCAATGAACTTGTTCGCAGCCTGGATTGTTTCTAACCTTTCGTTACTATCCCTGAATTCGTATTCCGCCTTATCTTGACCACCGTCTGGCGTTTTTACCGGCTCCCGGTCGAGGAACGCCTCCACGTTGAGACCGGAATCATCCCGAAGAGGCTTCTTCTCTCCAACTTCGTTCCATCCATATTGTTTCAGGCCAGCCATTTCGTCCTTTGCGCCCTTATAGACCGAATAGAACTTACCGTCCCGCTCCAGCATTACCCTCTCATCCGGCGGAGCAATGCCCCACCCGTCATGAGCAGTTCGCTTCTTAGATTCTTCGCTTTTCTCCCGGAAATATTCATCAACCTCTCCAGGGGAGTCCTTGGCAAGCCTTTCTGCTGTTGCGTTATGTGATTGCGCGTTACGTCGTGTATTCTCGCTTTCGGCATCCTGGCTTGCCATTTCCTTGTCTATCTGCGCTTGACTATAATCAGGGAAAAGCTCACTGGGATGGGCAATCTTGCCATCTGGCATGGTCACGTAGTAACGCAGCATGGCGCCGGTGATATCCGACTTAAGAAACAGGTCTGGCTCATGGGGATAGCCGTACATTTCCTCACCGCGGGAATCGATGCCTTTGTATTCCTTTTTCAGCCCAGCTTCCCGGTACACATCTTTGAGGCTGCCCAGGACCTTCTTGCGCTCCTCTTTACTGAGCGACTTACCAACAGCGAAGCGTTTGACGTCATGGTCAGCTTCATTTTCTGTCTTCGTTTCCTCCCCAGAGGTGGGCGGAGCGGCCCCGGCAGGCCGCTCCTCGGTGGTGGTGGGAGAGGTGGCGGGATTCTTTGATTCAGGCGCTTGCTTCGCCAGCGCCATTTCTTCCATGATATCCTGAATTGAAGCCTCAGAATTAGCGACTAAGCCCTTGCCCGCCCTGAGATACTGTTGAACATCCTCTTTGGATGGGACAGGCAAGTCCATCATGTTCAGGCGTTTCGTTTGTGTCTCGTAGGCTTTTTCAAGCGTATCAAGAAGTTTTTCAGGTCGCGTCTTTTCCCTTACTTGGGTTTCTTCCTCGGTTTTTCCCTGTTCTGTACCAACTTCTTCTCCTCCCACCTTTTCGTTGACTTCACCAATATGGTCCGTCCACTTTTGAACCCAGCCCTTCTTTATCCGGTTCGCCAGCCAGGCAGGCCCCAAGGCCTTCTTGCCCGCGTACTCCTCGGCAATCAGGTCGGCTATCTTCCCGGCCGTTTCTTCATTCACATGAGCCTTCAGCTTCCCGACTATCTTTTCCCTTTGCCCTTCGCCCTTTGCCTTTTGCCCACCTTCTACATCTTCTCCCCGCACTGCGGGCACTTCTTCTTTCTCCCCGCCGACTTCTTGCCGCACTTCGGACAAACCATCCGGCATCCCCCCTTCCGCTATTTCATCGGCAGACTGCACCACGGGCATTCCTTCGCCTGCCTGTCCATCCAGTTTTTGCACCGGCGGCACTGTTTCGGCTCCGGTCGCGATTTCTCCAGCGGTTCCCTGATTTCCGGTTTCTTCGCCACGCTCCGCCCCTTTCGGTAACAGTTCTTTCTGTCTCGCCTTTACTTGCTCCAGGGTTTTTTGCAGCCGCGCCAGGGCCTTCGGCTCTTTGGTGCGGGCTATCTTCTGCGTGAGGTGCTGCTTTTGCGTCTCCGCGAAACGCCAGGCCTCATACGTTTTTACAAAGCTTGCGATTTCCTTATCGCTCCATTCCGTAATATCAGACCCATATCCCGCCTTTTCGGAGTACCGGCGCGCCTTTTCGCGCAGAGCATCTGTAACTGCAGGCGCTACTTCCCGCTGCCCTTGCCCCCGCACCTCTTCTTGTGTTTCTTCATCTTGAACCACCTCCTTTTCAGGCGTTATAGATTCTCGACCAAACGGCACAGGGTTTTCCCGCTCGAACTCCAAGGCCGCGGTAACCAGCCGTTGCTGTACGTCACCCAGTTTCTTACCATCCAGAAAATTACCTATCGACTTAGCCACTTCCGCAGGGCTCGTTGTAGGCCAGGACGACATCCACGGGAATAGGTCCGTCTTGTTGGAGCGTCCGTTTTTCATGGAGCCGCGTTCCCAGTATTGCGCACGGTCCGCCGCTGCCTTCAGGAGGCTCCGGTCGGCGTCGCTGACCGTGGAGAGGATATTAACTTCCGGGGCTTCTGGCTGGGCGCTGGTGGCTGGAGTCACGTTTTCAGGCGCTCTCCAACCATTCATCAGCCTATCCATGACCTCTTCCGGTTTGACAATCTCGGTTGCGCCTGTTTCCGGGTTCACAAGTGGGACGCTGGCATATTTCGGACCGGTTTCCGGATTCGCCGCGGTCTGGTCAATGGCTGGAGCTCTGTCCTTCCGCCGATATTCCCCTATCAGGCGCTGATAGTAAATGTCGGGAGGTTCAAGATTTTGCCGCATCAGGTGAGTTCTGCCGGCGGCAATCTGCTGATTCGCCCAGTCGCGGGCTTCGTCCAGAACGAGTTCATTGGTGGTCTGTGTAGGTGGCGCTGAAGAGGCATCAGCAACACCGGGAATCGTGCCAATGGCCGATGCTGAAGTATCCTGGACAATTCCGGGAGCATTTCCCAGTCCGGTTTGAGGAATAAGCCCTGACGAAACCCCGGCTGCTACTGCTTTTGTCATGACCCCCTTGGGCGCTTCCGGCATCACCGGCTGCTCTTCGGCCTCCACTGCTGTTACCGGATGCGGAGTTTCATCGGCAGCTTTCCATGGGTCGGTTTCAGAGGCTTGAACCGGCGACTGGGTGTCCGGTGTTCCTGCCTCAACCTCCGTCTGCGTCTTTGGCCCACCAGACATCACCCCGCCGACTCCACCGAACGCCACACCGCCGAGAGCGCCGGCAGCGGCCGAGTTGAGCACGCGGCTACGCGCATCCTCCCCGAACATATCGTATGAGGGGTCCGCCACCTTGCGGTTGATGATACTGAGGACTTCCTGTGTCGCTTCCTGCCCTGCCTCCTGGGGGATGGTCTTGCCAAGCTCCACGCCTATCCGCTTCAGGACATTCCCCTTCACCGCCTGGCGGGCCGGATTAGTGAAGACGTCAATCAGTTCCGCTTCTCCGCCCAACAGTTCAGACAGGCCGGAAAGCGTACCGAACACGGCGGCGGAATAGGGATTGTCTTTCCCCTGCTGCATCCCCTCTCCCCACATGCCGCCCGCCTCTACGGGAGCGGTACCGGCCACAATACCAACCTTGGTGCCGATATTGCGCCTGAGTGCCTTGGCGGGGAGAGATTCAACAGCTTTTTTCGCCACTTCCTTGGCAACCTGACGCTCCATTCCCTCCCTGACATACTCCCGTGCGAGCTTGCGCACCATGGACTTGGCGGCCTGCCTGCCCACCAAACCGGTGACACCGCCTGCGATCGTCCCTTCCGGGCCAATCGCAGAACCTATAACAGCGCCGGCGGCAGACGTAACCGCCGCCTCTCCGATGGACGGTACTAGACTTCCGAACGTACCGGCGGCCCAGTCCCCCGCGTCGCCGATGCTCTTGATGTCCTCAATGTTCTGGACCCGGCCAGCATGCTTGGCGGCCTCTGCCTCATGCTCCTGGAAGCCCTGGTAGCCCCAATCGCGCACCTCGTCTATCCCGAGTCCTGAGCCTATGAGCCCGGCAGCGCCATAGGCGGCGCTCTTCAGCCCTTCCGTACCGCGCTTGACACCCTTGACGAACTCGGATTCTTCCTGCACCGGCTCGGGAGGTGGTACATATTGGGGAATAGGCTTCGAGCGGAAATCCTTCAGGATTGCATCCGTGTCAACATTCAGAAACGCCGGAATATCGTAATCATAGACGCCCATTATCAGACTCCCAGTTCGTTTTCAGGTTTATTTCCTGTCTTCGGAAAACGGTCCATGTTCGGAATGTTTTCGTAAAGTTGCTCTCCCCTCGATTTTTGAAGGCCCTGCAGGTCACCGAACGCTCGGGCCATGGCATCACCTTCAGAATACCCTTTCTTCAAATAGTCCTGCACCATGGGGTCGAACAGTTTCTTGCTTACCCCTATCCCCATCTTGTTGGGGCTCGCCGGGTTAAAGCGGATACTGTAATCGTTGCTCGGGTCATCCGCCATGGCGTACTTTTTCGCAATTTCCATGTGTTTGCCTGCCCAATCCTGCGGAAGAGACCGGTCTTTGAACAGGTTGAAGTATTTGGTCACGGCGTCCTTGCGGTCTTTTAACCCTTCCTTGGCCTGCGCCTGCTTCACCCCCTCCGGACTGATTGCAAACTGGTTCACCGCCGCATCGGAAAGAGCCTTTTGCGTGTTAGCTCCTATCAGCGGCGCATTGATAGCCAGAACCCTGTTCCTGTAGTCCGCTTCGGAGGCCTCTTTCTGCCCTGCGATATTCACCGCCTCGCCGCGTTGGTCCAGGTCCTGCTGGCCTTGTCGAAACGCAATATCCCTCACCGCGGCGCCAGGGTCCATGACGCCTATCCCTGAAAGGTTGAGCTGGTCCTGTGTCGTACGCGCCTGCTGTACCTGTCGGTTGTATTCCCTGTCGGCTGCGCCGACGTTCGGGTCCGATGGAATATCGCCTATCCCCGGGACAGCCTTCGTCATGACGTACCCGCCGCTTTTCTTCAACGGGTCACCAGTGGCGCCGATATCCTGGTAGTTGATTCGCTTGCCGTCCACCACGGCAAAGCCGCTGCCGCCGTCAATCGGCTGGGCCTTTGCCGGTTGAGCCGATGCGGTCTGGGCCGCGGGGGGAGGTGTTCCGGCACCAACCTGGGTGACGTTCGTCACCGGTGCTGCAGCAGCCGGAGGAGATGCAGCGGCGGCATCACCGTAAATAGAGTTGAGGGCGCTCTTGACACCCCCCTTCTGTTTTACGAAATCATTAGGTAACTGGCCGTTACTCATTTTGGAAACTTCCGGAATCGCTCCTATCGTCTGAACCGGCTTTGCGCCCATCCCGGCCAGGTCCGATTTCACATCGTCCGCTACCTGCCCGATGCGGTCTTTAACGCCGCCTAGAATAGGCTCGCTTTCGTTGGTGATGCCAGGGAACTTAATCCCCGTTGCCGCTCCAATCCCTTCGTTGGCTAGATACTTCCCCGTCTGGAGTAACTGCTTACCGGCCCGAACAGGCACATCAAACACATCACCTATTGATGCTATCTGCCGTACCCCTTTTTTGTAATTATCAAGCAGTGCCATTTCCCCACCCCCTTATTCGCTGTTACACATTATGGTGAACACCTTGAATACTGTCACACCGGGGCAACCGGGAAATACACCGGGTTTTCCCCTTCCATCTCATCAATAGTTTCAGGCAGGCTTTCCACTCCGCTCGACGTTATCAGCCTGTTAAAGACAGCACCCTCGGCAAGCTGAGATATAAACACGTTCCCCTTGGCGTCCACTGCCCACGATCCCTGTGGTGACGGGTCGCAATATGGGGTTACGAAATCCTGAGATGTAGGCTCTGATTCTGAGTGTGTGTACCCATACCCCACCCTGAAAAGCTCATTAATGATGATGTCTGACTCGCACGACAGGTATTCATCCTGCCAGAACGGCTCGAAATAGTCGTAGCCATCGGCTACGGGGTTCGGCAAAACCCCCAGGAAATACTGCTCCCACAAGTGGTACTCCGGCGTGTTCAGGTCCGGGATATTGCCCCACGTCCAATTATTTGTGAAACTGAGCGCAATATTTTCGGACCTGTTCTCCGTGGTAGTGCTTTCATCGAAGGTATATTTCTTCCCGCCAATCTCCACATGATAGGACGTCGTGGTAACAATCGTAAGAGTTGTCGCGGGGAACTTCACAAAGTCGTAGTACGGTTCATCAGGCGGGATTTCCGAGTTCTGCGGAAGGAAATCCGGTAAATCAATCCCGTTATTGTGCAGCGAAATCACTCTCCGTATCTTCTTGTAGGCTACAACGTCATGCCGCAAATCCATGAACAGGATGATATTCCGCTCGTCAACTATTGAGTCGGACAGACTCCCCGCATACCCTTCAGCCCACAACCCTTCTGTAAACATATTCTGATGCGTTGAGTACATTGTCCACACTTCCCACGATAAGCCTTTTCCTGTCTTATTATAAGCAACGAAGGTATTGTAGGCTCTGTCCCGAGAGTGAAGAATAATGTCTGAACTCCCCCCAGTCAATTTTGTCAAAATATTAACTGCATGAGAAACAGACCTTTCCTTGTGATATCCAAGCGGAGACACAACTTTATTAAAGCATTCATAACATTCTGCACTTATTGGGTCAAGGTACATAATTTACCATCTCCCATCTTTGCAAATCATTCCTTCCCATCGGGCCTTACGCCGCATGGGACAACGGCATTTCACGCAACGCCCCGAAGCATCAAGGTATTCGCAGGAAGAACAGATTTCCATCCGTCGATTATACTCCTCATCCAATACCTCACGGAAATGATGTTGAGCCATTACTCTTAACGAACCAGCTAAACCAATGGCAGCTTGACCAAGTGACGGCATTTGTTTCTTATGCCATTCTGCAATATCCTCCATGAGTTTCACATAAGCATCTTCTGGAGATAACTCTGGGTACTTGTCTTTTGCAATCTGCATATTTGCTTGTTTTATATGTTCACTTTTTATGGACATGCTGGCACCGTATACTGACCTAGAATTTTAGCGTGGGAGTAAGAGACAAGCTTAGTACCATACTCATCTCTTCCAGCGTACCTCTCAAAGCTAAAATAATAATCATAACCTACACCATAAGCTATTATTCTTAAATCACTTCCACAAGTGACACCATAGCCACATCCAGGCCATGACTCAGATATGGTACCAATACCATCATCTACAATTGCTCCCATAACATATACAGTGGTTGGAGCATATTGTTCTCCACCACAGTAAACTCCACACCCCTGAGGGAATCTAAATTCCCAAGAACCGGGATAACCAACAGGAACAATATGGTCTATATTAAAAGTATATTCAACAGTTCGGCAACCATTCTCATCTGAGCCAGTAATAGTTACATCACCGTCCGTGCAGCAAGACAATCCTGTTATACTAGAATTATCTTCGCTAATTTCTCCGCAAGTTACAGCGAACAACGGAGTTCCACAAAAACCACCATGACTAATGCTAGCCGCGTCTTGATAACCTACTATATTTTCAACATATAGTGTAGGTGCAGATGGGTACGGCATCCCTGAAGGTTCATTCGGCACAGCTATAGATTCAGTGCTATAGCCCTGCTTTACGGAATCGTAGGATGATTCCGTGACGTTGTTCACCTCGGCGAATCTCTCTACCTCCACGTCTCCTTTGTAATCAACGGCGATTAACCGCTTCCCCCGCTGTTGTATCCGGCATGTGCCTGACAGGTGATAGCCAAGTTCCAACGCTTCCGCTCCCGGTGGCTCCGGCATCCTTGGGCCTATGCAATCAAGCTCTTCCTGCGATGCCGTTGATTGTATTGTCGCTACGCTTTCTGTCACGATGGTTGAGGACTGCGAGAATGTCGCCACGGCCTCGGCAATCACAACCTTGTAGCGAACATACCCCTGAACTGTCTGGGCCTCAGTCCCTGACGCATTGAAAAACCAGGGCACCTTAGCCCGCTCACCCTGCAAATAGCCGAGCCTGGTCCACTCTGCACCCTTCTTCCACGCCTCGAAGAAGAACCCCCCTGTCGCGTCCGCCGGATTCGCGATATCCCGGTAGTTGGTGCCGAGGATGACCAGCAATGCTCCATCGGCCTTGGCCAGTGCCGCTCCGAGCACCTTGGTATCAGACACGCCAAGCGAAGGCGCCGTATCGTATATGCTGCCGCTACGGTAAACATTGGGTCCGAAAGAGGTGTAGTAAAAGACCTCGCCGACTACTTCCTCCTCAACGGTAAATCCCGGATACTCGACCAAGGGGTCCAAAGGGAAGATTCGTGACGGTGGACCTCTCCATGTCAGTATTTCATCCTGAGATCCTTTCCAGTCAACATTGCCGTAGTTCTCCGGCGGGTCTTTCGTCAGCTTCCACTCTCCTCCGTCAAGGGCAATCAATCGTGTGCCGTGGTCGTCATCCACCAGGGGGTACATCCTGGGGCGCCCTGGTAACGCCCCGCCCTGCGGGTCGAATCCTGTGCCATTCACCATCCGACCAGGTGGAAGGGTTTGGGCGATAATCGCTCCCGTGCGAGGATGGCATAAAAATCCCTCTGCTTCTTCGTTTACTATCCGTATCAGGTTGCCGTCTTCCGAGGCTACGATATATATCTCGGCGCTCATTACCTGGCATGGCCCCCATGTCATGGATGGGGATCCGGCCTCGCGCCTGGCTCGGTCCAATCCAGAGAGCATCTGCCGGGCAAAGCCGAGGTATTCCTCTCCACCGTCAACCTGTTCGTGCGCCTGAATCATCTAACCGGCACCCGGTGCTTGTTGTCGGGGATTGAAAACACCCACAGCGGAGTTACGTCATCATCGGCATAGACCGTCACAGAAAGGCCATCATTGGCGATAACGGCTTTGTTTGACGAGAATTGCCGGGCCTTCTTCGCCTCATCCCTCGCCTCGGTCAGGATTCCGGCCTGCTCGGTCGTAAGGCCGGGCACAGCGGTCAGATACTGCAAATTGTCCAGCAGGGCCGCGCGCGCGATCGTCAGTCGGGTCAGAACCGTCTGCATGTCGGTATTGGTTGCGAGGGATGACAGTGCCGTAGTGATAGCGTCAATCTCTGTGTCCAGTCTCAATAGCCCGTAGGTTGCGTTCTGGAGCGCCGCGAGTATGGCTGCCACGGAAGCGTTGTCCGGAGCAGTGTAATTAGCTTCAAGGAGCGGGGCGGTAGGTATCGCGGAAATATCAGCATCCAGGTGGTCAAGCCGTGCATCTGCCGCAAGCAGAGGAGCCGTAGGTATCGCGTTGACCGATGTTTGTGACGCCGCTGTCTTTGCCGCGTCATAGGCTGCCGTGAGTGCGTACCCGGTTTTATCCTCCACCGTTTTGGCGTTAACATCGAGAGTAGTGGACAGGTCTTGTGCATCCGTTGAGACGAGTGCCTTGTTGTCTGTACCGAGCACCCAATCCCTTAATTTTGCGCCAAAGGTGTTAACCAGTATGCCGCCAGCCGCCGTGGCCTGGTTCCAGATTGCCAGAATGGCGGCGGTTGACAGGCTGTACCCGGTCTTGTCTTGGTTGGTCCCGACAGTTACGGGAGCCGTGACACTGCCGACTGCCCCGGTAACGCTTCCGACTGCCCCCAGGACAGACTCGACCGGACCACCCGCGTAGGTAGATCGTGAGGAAACCGTTGCGTTCAGGTTCGCCAGCTTTGTGCTGTTCGCGTCCATCTCCTGGCGTATTTCCACAACTGTCGGCGCTGAGATACTTACCTCAACCTCTCCGGCAACAGCGGAGACCGAGATATCGAGCGCTGTTGTGTCCGAGGCCACAACCTCTCCGGCAGCATCCACCGCTTCCTGGATATACGGCCCACCCAACGGAACTGTAACGGTGCATGCATACAGGCTCATTCCGTCGCCATTAGCTGTCTCGTCATAATAGACACGAGTGTTATCGTTCTCAACCGCAACCCACTCCAGCGCCGTGAAGTCCCAAAATTGCCGGAGCACGTTGCGGAGACGGACGGACAAATCTGCTGACGATTCGTATTCCAGGAAGGAAAGCATTCAGGGCTCCGATTTACTCTGGTTCCGGTGGCGTTAACGCCGCCACCTTGGCGTTGATTTCGTTTACCTTGGCCAGAATCTTATTTTCTATCTCCCGTAGGAATAATTGTATTTCCCCTCTCTGAGACATAAGATCGAAAGCTTCAGCTTTAAGATTTTTGATTTCGTCCATCAAAGTTACCCTCCACTTTGTTGTGATGCCAGATATGCCTTCAGCTTGCTAAAAAGCACTTGCTCCAACTTCTTATCGTCAATGGTATTACCCGTGGGAGTGCCATCAGATAGTCTGAGCATCGGGTACTCGTTGGTGTCATTGATGGGCAGGATGATATTCTGAGCCAGCTCACGGGTGATGTTTCCACCAACATGAGTTGCACGCTCCATCACATAGTTGATTGTAGCATCCCCGTCATCTGGGATCTCAATCACTATTCTACGGGCATACAGTTTCCTGTTTGCTGTCGTCGGGACAACCTCATCCACGAACTGTGCAAAAGATTTTCTTGCCATTGCGTTGCTCCTTTATGATGTCAACATTGACCCATTGTTTTTCAGTATGGTTAAAATGGAATTAATCTTGCCATTGGTGGTGTTGAGAGCCGATATAATTTCCGCTTCTGTGTCCAAGTCACCGGTGGTGTAGTCAATCTTGGCGTCTGACACTAGAGCCTGTGAATATAGCTTTACAATATGCCCTGCTTCCGTTCGGAAAGCAGGAATGGTATGACCAGCTACCAGGTCCATACCGTACAACTGGAACGTATTCTCTACAGAATCAGTAGGGTCAGTACCCAACTTGACGTGCAGCCCCCCTTTCATTGAGGCAGGAAGGGCTGAATCACCCACTGTGATTGTACCGTCTGCATTTACTATTAGTTTAGCCGTTTTTGCAGCTCCAGTAGTACCAATCGAAGTGGTTAAAATTGATATATAGGTACCTTGTGCTGTTGGAGTCCAGTTCTCGGCGGCATAGCCATTAATTACAGCACCACTTATCATCAGATGCGTATTATCTTTAGCACCACCAAAAGTTAAAAATCCAAGCCTATCGCCTGCCGCCATTGCGGCACCATCATCAGAGTAGAATTGAAAACCAGCACCCGCCGTTGATGCGCTAGCGGCGGTATTTGTACCTTTAAATAAACTCACATCCCCTTGAGAAACAGCTATGGCATGTGTCGTGTTACCAACTACATTAACACTGAGTCTGCCGTTAATGTATTGAACTCCGTTTACTTGCACTTGACTAACTGCGTCATCAGCATATCCGCCAAATATTGCTCTACCCTCAACAATCATCCCGTTTGTAGGAGCCGTGCGAGTTCCTGAGTATGCCGCGCCTATGGCAATGGCCCCTTCAATGTCCAACTTATTCACAGGTGTTGTCCCGATTCCAAGACTCCCTGTAAGGGTTATGAGGTCAGTCTCCCCATCCCCTGCTATTCTGGCCGTACCGTCACCCCAAAGGAGAGCGGCGCCGTTTATTAACGGAAGATCTCCAGTGGTATTCGCAGTAACAGGTATGCTCCCCGCCGCTGCCGTCTGTGATGCCGGGGTAAAACCCCACGCACCTGCCGCTCTCCCGAGTACCTTCCCGTCCGCAGTCGCAAACAATTTCTTGATATCTGTCAACCATTTCGGCAACGCGAACATATCAGTAATCCTTTATGTTCTTCTGGTCATCGCTGGATACCGTGAAGCTTTTGGAGAAATACACCTTGCCGGTCGTATGGTTCCTTGCCTGAACCAGCACCTCGGCGCCCTTGTCAGGCGTCAAGAGGAACTGGCCGTTGGCGTCCACCGTCGCGGTCCGCACAGCAGGCTCCATGATTACGCCATTGACCAGTTGTTCCCTACCCATGGTCATCTCGACAGTATCACCCACGCTCCAGGTCGTAACTCCGAACTCTTTCGCGGATCCGGACAGGCTCTGTAAACCCGGGTTACTCGGTAACGGCGGGAGGAAGGCACCGAAAAAGTTTTCTACTCCGCCGGCGGTTTTCGTTTTGATGAGCTGATATCGGGCAGTATTTGCCCCGGCCAGCGGCCAGGAATACGTCTGCGTAACGGCGTCATAGGTGAGGCTGGATATCAACGCCTGACCTATCTCGGCAAACGTCTCTCCATCAGCGGAGTCATACCAGACTACGGAGGTTGGAGTGTCCTCGCCTGCGGCTGGAGCTGGAATCTGGAATGATATTGTTGCGGCCATATCTACTCCTGTGAATAAGAAAGATTAATGACGGACGGTGGGTAATGCGCTGCAACAACATACGACAGGGACGAGACTCCGGGCGGATACGGTGCATATACCAGTGAGGTAACCCCCACAGGTGGATTCGAGACCACCGCTACAAACCCGCCATCTCCGAGCCAATCAGGTAGAATTGCCATATCAGGTCTTCTTCGTCTGGATGGTGTTGACCATCTGTGTAAGTGAGATGATGATCCCCTTATAAAATTCAGCTTCGCTCGCCGCCGAGCGGAAACGCACCTCGTTCTCGCTCACCAGCTGTTGAATATTCGCAACGCCACGTTTTGTAAGGTGGTCGACATTTCCCAGCCATTTTTCCAGTTGGGATTTCGTCTCGCCCAAGGCCGCGGAGAGCAGATGGTCATTGGATTTCAGGCCGATCTCAGACTTCGCGGTTTCCAGCATGGTATCCGTACGGACCCGCGTTTCCTCGCCTTGACTCTCCACCCGAAAGAGGTCCAGTTTGATACCGCTTTCGGTGAGTGCCCTGGTTTTCAACAGGTCGTAATCGCCCAGAATCTTCTTGAGGTCGGTTTCCACCCGCGACACTTCTCCACCAACGTCGGTCTTGAACTTGTCGAGAATCAGTCCTTGACACGCATAGAACAACTTCCAGACGTCCGCCTGCAGGTTTGACTTGATTTGCGTGGTCTGCACCCCGGCGTTCAAGCCGTTCATTGCAGTCTGGTGGGCACGCTCCGTCATGAGCGCCAGAATCTCGCTGCTGCGATTATCGTAGGTGTCTTGCCACTTCTTCCGGTGTTCCGCCTCTGCCGACTCCGTGAGAGAGTTGGAGCGCGGCCAGCCGGACATGCTGTTTTCCTGCCGGACCCGGAGCAGCACATCATCCAGAGTCTGGAGGTCACGCGCCCGCATGTTGTTCATCAGGGCTGTCTGGACGGCATCGCTGATACCGGGGCCGCCCGAGTCGATGAACTCGAGTATTTTTGCCGCCAGAGCAGCTATCTCTCCATCCACCGTCGAAGGGTCGAAGGATTGCGGGTTGAACCCGGTGATAGTCGGCTTGACGAACGCTGTCAACGTCCCTGGGTTTCCCAACTCGGAGAATTCCAGGGTTGGAACCGTCGGCTTTGCATACGGAGTCACCGCCCCGAGCGTCACGTTTGCCGGGTTGTAATGCACCATCTGGGTGGCGTCTGAATATTCCGGGACGGGATTGAACGTGAAGAAATCCACAAACCCTTCCGCGATGTTCTCAAGGTCTCCCGCCGCCCCCGCCGCCGCGCTGAGTACGTCGGTCAGTTTGCCCTGGACATATGTGGTAAAGCTGTCAATGTCAGCCATCTAAAGCCTCCTGAGTTGCCAAACCAAGCGGCGCCAGTAGTAAGGAATGTTTTTGAAAAGGCAAACCGTATGTGCCGCAAAGCGATTACGGTAGTAGTCCTGCTTCTCATATCTTCCGCCTTGAAAACACCACGTAAGCTTGAAATGCTTGTGACCAAGCGAACACGTACCAGGTCTGAATAACCATGGGAAATAGATGTAGAAGAACCCTTTAAGTGGCCGCATGTTACATCACCTTCCTTTTCGTCGGCAGAACGTCAAGTTCCGCCTGCTGCAGATAGAAATCGCACCCATCGACATTCCTCCAAGATATCTGAGCCTGCCCGCCCTTGACGCCCTGCGCCAACTTCCTTGGTTTCCGATGGATACCATCTCGGCCCTTGGCAAATGTGACCGGGTAGGAACGGGGCGTCTGTTCGTCAACCGCCAGAGTGAATTCCATTTCGCCTTCGCACCGGACAGACAGATACGCATAGGGGAAATACTTGATGTAATCGCTCCCACAGGAAGAAACACCACTGGTACCCGACGCATCAATCGCTGTCCCGTCATCGGTTGAGCCGGTCATTTCGTAAATCCCGGCCGCATTGCAGCCGAACAGCCGCCCCTTGTGGCAGACGACAGAGCGGAAATCGTACCCCGTGTACCGTCCGGCGCCCTGAGTCTTGACGTTCACCACCTCGCCATGGAACGCGCCGACTGCCGTCCGCAACACTGCCAGGTAATGGCGGAGCCCGTCCATCTCTCTGAGCACCGCGGTACCGGCCGCGAATGTCGTCCCCGGCCGAACCTTTGCCTCGGTAGAAATGAGCATTCCCCCGGGCAAGCCGTAGCAGTAACCCATCGAGGTTGCGAACATGACGCCCTCTTTCCCAGGCACATCCTTCATACCTGTCATGTTCACCTTAATTCCGGCTCCTGTGCCGGGTATCGCCGGGTATTCGAACACGGTATCGACCGCGCCAGGCTGCAACCATTGGGGCAGGCCGTGGCCTGCGATGAATTTCACGCACTTGTCCGTAGACACAAACAGCCCGTCATCAACCGGCATTATCTCTATCGCCGGGCCGCCGAGAGGGAAATAGCACTGCCGCCTGTCCATCTCGTCCACGCTCTCCGGGTCGGTGACCACGAACCCGTCAGCTTGGCCGACAAGGAGATGCTGCTTGAACCGGGCAAAACACCGACCCGCCGGCACCGGCAACTTGAATTCAGCCGTCGGAGTGGCCAGGGGATAGTCGGCGCCTGCGTAAATCTTCCGGATGATGCTGTTATCTGAGTAGACAATGAGCCCGTTCACGTCGCAGTAAGCTACGTCGGCGGTTGCTCCCAGGGATATATTAAGGAAGGTGGATCCGAAGGTGTCAGGATTGAACTGCTTCAAGGCCTGGCCTTCGTGGAACAGGATGATATCGTCATTGGCGAACATGCTCCGCACGTTCCCCGTGTACCGCTTCACGAATCCACCCCGGCGCGAGCACCCGCCGTCGTTGTCCGGATCCGCGTTCACCAGGTCAGTGCCTTCGGTGAATATCAACTGGCGAATCTTCGGGACCGGAGCGCCGACGTTGAGGGCGTCGTCTACGTTGTTGCGGCCGTAGTGTTTGTAGGTGATGGTGGGCATCAGGAGAAATACCCCCTGTCTTTCGTTTTCGTACCCTTTTTCAACCTGTTTTCCGCATCCTGGACAGCCGACTTATCGGCCAGCCACAAATTGAAATGTTTGCTCGATTTTGCAACATCAAGGGTCTCGGCATCCGGTTTGGAAAATGCCTTATGCAGCATGTAATTCTTCAATCTCTTATGGTATTGATATTTAATCTCCGGCGACGCTTTCATATTCTTGTGAGTAAGGTCCACGAGAGGTGACCTCTTAACGCTCAAGTAAATTGTGGCGTCGGCAGTAGGTATTTTGTTCAGGCAAATATATCCGGTCGTATCATCCAGGGCATAACTGTCCGGCTCACCTGTTGCCGTGCGCCATTGTGAATCATTGTCAGCAAACGCCGCGACGTTGGAAGGGTCGAGAGGGCGCACCCTTGTGGAGTAGCGCACCTCATCGAATTGCAGTATGCGAGAGTCGAAAGCATAGGAGCGGACACCGGCTGTCACGGGAATGGTACAAATTTCCGGTGTCTGTGAATCGGTAATCAGCAAGAGTTCCTCACAGAGGATATTCTCGGCGTCATTGGCATATTCAGCCCATTCCTCCAGTGACCATTTGCGATCGGCATCAACGCCAACCGTATCTCCTGAGTCCCTTCGAGCGCTTTCGATTATCTCTTCCAGTTTCATGGCATTATCCCGTAATTGATGCGAGCGCAGTGGCCCGTTCGTCGGCGGAGGTTGTAAACCCGCATGCCTCATTCACCAGTTCCGCCCGAGGCATACCGGCTGTCGTAAACTTCTCCGGATTGTTCTCCGAAACCATCTGCCTGATGACTCCCTCTATTTTTTCCATTCGTTCCTGTGGGCTCAGGGCGCCGCCAAGTTCCCCGGCGGAAAGGTCAAGCGCCTGCTGGCCTGGTGGGGCTGGTATCCCGTTCAGCATATCATCCGATATGCATCCTTTTGCGTAGGCATCCTGATGGAATATCGTAGGGAGAGGCCTCCACTCCGGGCCTACCCGTGCCACGTGACCCGAAAGGAGTGATATAACTACCTCCTCCCCTGACAACGACCGGAACCGCTTCTGTGATGTTTCTCCTTCACTCATCTGATTAACTCCTCCTTTTTTTGTTACTTTGGCTTCCTTGCCGGTTCTATCAATCCTCGCTGTATAGCAGGTAGGCAGTCAGCTTCTGCGTAGTCCGCGTCCAGACGACCCGGATATAAGGGAAGAGGTCGTGCAGGTTGAACACGGCATTGGCGTTGGTGGTGGTCACCGCCGTCCCTCCTTTGTCCTTGCAGGCAACCCAGGGACCTGTCGATGTGGGGGCGCATTCCAGAGCAGCGGTTCCGCTTAAGGTAAAGGGAACATTCGAAGCCGATGACATTCCCGCGAAGGATACCGACTTGGCCTTCATCATTCCGGTGTTGAATGCGCTGGTGGTAGCCGTTGTAGCTTGATTGGTCAACAGCGCCCTGGTAAATACCGGTTTGGCAAACGACATCGAGATACAACCGAGGGACAGGATGAACATGAAGATTAGAAAGATTGAAAACCGATGCATATTTTTCATGGGAAAGCTCCTTTCGATTCGGGTAAAGGGGAAGGAATTTCCTCCCCCTTTCGATAAATGAGATTTGAATTATCAATCCTGAGAGAAGTCTTCACGCCGGGCGTTGATAGTCTCCAGCACGACCCTGCCGGCTCCGGCAGTCGGCGCATTGCCTACACCCGTCCACATAATGCCGAAGTTCTGACTCGGAGTCAGGGCATGCCCTGTAGGCACCAGCGCGGTGAGTGCCTCGGCTTGGCCGTCGACGCTGCCTTTATACCTGTCGGTATCGCCGGTATCGCCGACCGTTAAGGTATCGGATACGGAAGAATTGAATGGTTCGGTGATGATGATAGACCCGCCGATGACTTCTTCTCCGCCGGAACCGGCAATGCAGGGGTCAAATGTTCCGCTTACCAAGTCTTCGTAGGTAAAATCCACGATTGCAACTGAAGGGGCCTGTCGCCCCGGATGTTTCGTGATAGCCATTGTTGGCCTCCATGGTGTTGCGGGACCCCGGAGGGTCCCGGTTGTAGTTATCGCCTCAGTTTAGCTCCGTCACGGCCACCGTCAGTACTGGTCAAGCATGTGGTCGACAGCCAGGACGCCAAAGTCTTCCGTCGTTTCGTCATAGATGGAGTAGAACTTGGGCTTCAGTAGGCCGAACATCTTGTCCACGTTGATGCCGGGCTGGCTGTCGTACTCAAAGGTCTTTTCAACCCAGTCCGGATCCCCCAGGTCCGCCAGACCGAGGGCCTGTGCGCCGCACAGCAGGGTACGGCTTCCGTTCACGGTTCCGTCACCCCACTTGCTGCCGGATGCGAGCCCGTTGGTGCTGAAGACATAGCGGTGCTCGTGGAGAATCAGGCCATCAATGGTCACAGTGGCGCCGGTGAAGAACGGGTTATTCAGGTCGCGAGGAAGGGCCGTGATGATGGCCTTTTTATAATCCTCGTCGTTCTTGAGGCGCTTCAGTGTCCCGGGTTTAAGGAAAACGACAAAGTATTCCTTGCCGCCGGCCATCAAGGGCTTCAGGTAGTGGTCCTTGGCGTAGGCTCCCATGGAGGTGAGCATCTCATAGGACGGAATATCGCTCAGGTCGACAGCGGTAGTATCACCCGCAACCAGGGATTTGGTTGCTCCGCTCCACCTTCGGTGTCGCTTGGAGGACGGTGCGGTTACACTGGAGGCAAACGCGAGTTTGGACAGGTTGGAATTGACCCTCAGGGCGCCGTCGTTCTTGTAGGCGTACGAAACGCCGGACATGGTGAGAAAAGCCATCTGGTCGATACGGTCCGGTAGCCAGTACCCCAGTTTATCAAGGCCTACCTGTCGGAATTTGACGACGGATTTCTGCTCCGCCATCTTGCCCTTGCTCTTGACGCCGTGATTCAGCAGGTCGATGACCACCTCGGCCTCATAGGCCTCCATCGATTCTTCCATGCCTTCACGCTTGGCGTCCCCTACGCCGCCGTCCTCAACCAGGTCGGCGACCAAGGTCATGATGCACTTCTCGCCCTTTTCCGTTTTGGTCAGCTCGGTGATGCGCTGGACCACGTTGTTCTCGTCGGATCCGGAAAACTTGTTGATGATAAAGGACCGGTTACGCGCCGCCTTCCACAGGGTACGGCTATAAACGGCCTTCTTGTTGCTGCTCATCCTCGTGAAATCGGTTGATGCCATGATAAACCTCCGTTGTTGGTTGTAGTGGTTGATTGCCTAGGTTAATCGAGCTTTGACGCCGCTCTTGAGGCTAAAAACCGCAACCTTTTACGGAGGTTCGAGTCCGGCCGGTTAACGCCCGGCATGGCGAGGGGTGGGGCGCTTACTGCCCCTGAGCTTCAGTTTAAACGTGATGGAAGATGAAGGTTAGATTCCGGCAAGATGATGAGCGACGATTCCTTTTCCTTCTCCTGAGTTACACCCAGCGTTTTCAGAATCATCCCTTCACCGGTAATCTTCTTAACCTTGAACACCCATCCGCCCATGGAAAAGACTTCACCCTTCTTGAATTCGTGGGGTTCCATCTCACGACTCCATCAGCTTCTTGACTTCTGTTTCAGGGAGACTGTCGAATTCCTTTTCCGACAGTTTGGTTACATCCAGGGATTTCAGTTCATCGGCCCTTGCTCCATGGCCCGCCCCGGCGATAACCGGCGGTTGCGTCCTGGACGCCAGAGCCGCTTTCTCCCGGGCCTGCTTCTCCAGTTCCGCCCGTTTCCTGGCTATATCGTCCGGTTCGCCTCCACCCTTCAACAAACCATGCTTCTCCGCATACGCGGGCGCGAACGTGTCAACGGCCCTTTGCAACGCCTCGTGTCTCGGTACCCCCTGCGCTTCCAGTCCGACACGATAATTGACGATATTGTTGTTAAGCTCGGCATTCACATCCGGGCTCTCCGGATTCAGGAACGGGTATGCCTCATAGGCCGACGCAACAACCTGCTGAAGATTCGTCTTTGCCGTGGTCTGAGCCGATTCCGTCTCCAGTTTCTTCGTCACGCGGCTTTCCACAACGCGGATTTCCTCTTCCTCTATTTTTTCTTCCAGTTCTACTAGCAGTTTGGCGGCATCTTCGTCGTCAGGGTCGAACACGGAATCCTTGAGCACCTTCCGGTATTCCGCTTTCAGTTCACGCAGGGTCTTTTCCGGCTCTTTCTTTTCTCCTTCAACCTTGCCGTCACCCTTCAGGGCAGCCAGTTCCGCCGCAAGGCGTTCTTTTTCCGCCTTCTCATGCACCAGGTTTTCTTCCAGGCTCTTGGCCAGCGCAACCTTCTCGGAAAAACGGTCATACGGCACATGCTTCGGCGGGGTTCCCTCTGTTGTCCCGGCGATTGCCGCCAGGGTATCAGGGCTAAACGCCGCCTTACCGTCATCGGTGGGTATCGATTCAGCTGCTCCGGGTGTTCCTGCCTCATCGGTATCGCCCAGGACTTCCCCGGCTTCGAATCTCTTTGTGTCCGCTTCTTCCAGCGCCCGGATTTCCTCCTCATCGGTCATGGTTGCGCCGGTCACATCTTCATTACCAGACATAAAACTTCCTCCTTTTACCCGCTGGCTTACGGCCACGACTCGGCCTTACGGCAGATAGTTACTTCTTTCCGTCATCGCTCCCGGCTACTGAGCCCATTTCCACCATCTTTTCCCGGGCCATATCCTGACACGCCTTGAAGCGCTTCGGGTCTTTTTTGATTTCCTCGGCTTCGCAGAGTGTCCGCAGGTCGCTCTCAACCTGCCATTTCTTATCAGGAGAGCATGCTGAAATCTCCTTTCCCATGGTCCACCTCCTCATTATCGGTCTTTGTAAATTTCCCTGAACACTTCGGCAATTCCCCGGAGATGCTGCTGAAACCGCTCTATCTGGTCTTCTGTCGCTCCGTCTGGAGGAACACAGGTGACAGATGGAATTCCTTTCTGCATATCAACCATAAATAGACATTGAATCATCTCTGCTTCTGAAAGCTTTACCCTGAGTTCCGTTGCCACTCGTTCAGGCAAAGACCGACAATCCACTGATACAGAGGAAGGCGTGCTGCCTTGTTCGTCCGGACATTCATTTTTCATCTCACCCCATCCATTTCCTGCGTCTCAATCCCACGGTCCAGACCTGCAGCCGCACTTTGCGGCACAGGCGGAAACGCCGGGCTGGTATTCCCCTGTACTCCCGGCCCAGTCAGCGCAGGCAAACCGGTCCCGGTCACAATCGGCGGTTTATCCTGGTCTTCAAACCCGCCGGAAAGAAGCAGCTGGTCGGCGGCCTGTGCAACCTGAGGTATCGTCGTCAACACTTGTGCCGCCTGCACACCGGAGTAGATAGCCGTGATGTTTTTCTGTACCGATGCCGCCTTCCGGTCCGCTGCCGTCGCTTCATCCAGCTTAATCTTCGCCTCTGCCGAACGCTTCTGAATATCGGATGCCGCCGGGTCGGGTTCCATCTCCCTGGCAATTTCCGACTTCTTCGACAGGTTCGAAGACATAATGAGCACTCGGTCGGGAATATTTATTCCCTCTTTCTTCATGTCCAGCGCCTGCTTGAACTGGCTATTCTGGAATGTCGCCGACGCCGGAACAGAATCCACCACCACATCATATTCACCCAAGGTCAGGTTATTGATAATCTCCCCTTCCGGTGTCCACTTATTCAGCACCAGTTTGGTGGGTTGAGGTTTACCGAAATTGTCATTTTTCCTCACCAGGATTACCCGTTCGGTAGTGTAAAACTGTTGAACCAACTCCAGGTACTTTCTGGCCCGCATTTCCCGGGTCCGTGCCAGGTTCTGCAGCGGTCCCTGCTGCTGGAGTTGAGCACCGAACTGTTTCGATTCAATAGCATTGCCGGAAACCTCCGCTCCAGGTTGGCCCTGGAGCGCATCGGGCACGCCACCTATTTCCTTCAGCATCTGTCGTCCACGGTCGCTCATCCTGTCCAGGCCCGCAGGAATCTGGTTTGGCTGAATCTTTTCAGGCTTCGTCGTGTCCTTCTTATAGACGATCACCAACCCCGTATTTGCCCCTGTATCCTCCAGATCCTCGGGGTCCATATTCGCCAGGCTTCCTTCTTCGACGTTCCAACCACTATTAGCCGTGGAATTCAGGATATGCAGTTCCGAAGACAGTGACTTATTCACCAGCTCCGACGGTGAAATAAGGTTATCAACTGCACCCTTGGTTTTACCGCGGCGGAAATATGGAAAATAAGGATTGATAGTGAAAGACTTGTACGGACTCCATTCGTCAAACAGCACCAGGTCCATGGTGGTCACCCGCCAGCGAACGCGGAAACTCATTCGCCGATGTATAACCAATCCCTCGTTGAGTAGTTTCTTTGCAACGGCCTCTCTGTCCATTTTGTCCGGAACCGGACGAAGGTCCCCCGTGGTGGTATTGAGGAAAAAATCGACCATCGTATAAACCCTGAATTGACGGTCAACAACCCTGACGCGCCTGGTGGAGCGATCCTCTCCGATATAGGCGTCATACCAGCGGTTACCCTGATTACCGAACGAATTCCGTGATTCCTGGCTGTTCTCCCTGTCATCGGAGCCGAAAGACTGGTCTATCGGATTGTAATTCTCAACCTTGCGGGCCGCCTCATTCCCATAGAACTGCTCAATCTCATCGATGGACAGGAATCGGCTGTAAATCACATCCTTCCAACCGTCCGGTTCGTAGGTGTTTGCATCCGGGTCTGGAATCACGTCTCGCGGGTCAAGTAGTGTTTCTCGGACATCACCCATGATGTTGTCCGAGAAGTCCATCCTGATATCCGTATAGCCACGCTGCTCAATTTGTCCGTCTCGGAATACTTCCGTCTCTAGGTACTGGACCTTATTGTCATCACACAACTGCATAACGAGTTGAGTCAGCGTATCCGCCACCTGTTGCGATGCCTCACCCCACCGCGGTTGGTAGGCAATCTCCGTTCGAGACTGTATTTGTTGGCCGGTAATCGTCTCGATTATCGGCTGCACGAAATTCATTTCCTGCACCGGCCTGCGAGCACCTTCAAGAAATTGTCGAGTTTCCGGATCCCACTGGCCGTCGCAGATTCCTTTCTGATAACCGATATAGAACCGTTCGCACTTCTGCGCCTGCATCACGTACGCGGAATGTCCCCGCTGTCGGCCGTACTGGTATCGAGCCCAGTTATCCTGTGCCAACTGTGATTCCGAAAGTGGTAGCCCGGTCAGGATGTTGTCGCCCCGTTCCTCGGGAGATGTTCCAGGTGCGGAAATGTTATCGTTCATGGTCCCCTACTATGCCGCCATAGACCCGCGCGGGCGGTTATTCGAAATCACACATCCCTTGACCGGCATCGTCTTCGCGATCGCGATCCCCGAGTTTACGAAATATCGCTCAACGTCCATCAGGTGGTCATTTACCTTCACTATCGTTCCCTTGCCCTTATCGTCACGGCGATACAGGCGATGCTCCTCGAAGTACGGCGCCAAGCTCTTGAACACCTTCAGCCGCCCCGTCTGTTTCCGCGTCCACACATCGTAGATTCCGGATTCGACCGCGTTGTTTGCCAGATGGAGATCCAGTCCCTCTGCCTGATACTGTGCGAACAGCTTTTTACCATCATCCTGCCCTCGGCCGTTTGACGCAGGGTCGATGACTCCCGGTATCCATATCCCGCGAGACTTGAACGCAGTGGCGTGAACCGCCGGCAGTTGATTCCCGGCCTTGTAGCATGAATAGAGGTACGAAGTGTCCGACTCACGGTCTATCGCTCCCCACAATCCCGCCGTGCATTTCCAGCCGACATCCATTGCAAACGCCCGAGGCCAGTGGGCCGGGATAATAAAATCGGTCACCGTAATCTCGTCCTCGTCCAGAGGATATATTTTCCCGGAGCCAATGGACGGTATACCCTTCGACCTCGCCTCCCTCTGGTGTGGCGGCAGCGAATCCCACAACTCCCTCTTCGTCTTTTCATCCAGGTGCGGCGCATCGTCCCACGTCGCCATGACGATGAACTTCTTTCCCATAACCTCCGGCATCCTGCCACCAGGAAGGAACGTTAGAACCACGTCAGACAGACCTGAAAGCGGAGTGAACGTCAGCATCACAATCCCGCCCGTGGTCATCGTCCGGAGCAGGCACTCCGTGTAAATATCCTCCGGAGGTTCCTCATCCAGCCAGATAACATCCTTCGCGGTCCCCTGAAACGACTCCCGGCCCTGCTCGTAGCTCTTCAACGTCAATATCGAAACGCCACCCGAGATATGCCTGACGAAGATTGTCTCAATAGCGTCCGGATTACCTCTTTTTTTCGTCGTATCGATTATGCTGGCATGCGGGATAAGTCCGGTCCCGAAAGCATCAGGAACACCCGGTTTACCCAGCAGCTTCTCTTGGAGAATATCCTTTACCGTCTGGTTCGTATCCCCTGCCGCCCAGATATCCACCGGTCGGCTGAATCGCTTACCCACCCACCACGCGGGATAACGTCCTGTCAGGTGCCAGGAAACCTCACTACCTCCCGCTTCGGTCTTCCCCACCCTGTTGGCCGCCATGAATCCGCGCTCGCGGTAATTCGCCCCGGCTTCAAAAAACTGCATGTGCTTCGGATAATTCGACCGGCAGAGTGGTCCCAGGTCAGGAAACAGGAACTCAATCCGCCGGCGGCTGCGCCGCCGGTCCAGTTCTGCTGAAATATCTATCAGCCTCTGGCTCTTTAGCTGGATGGCGTTCATTGCGCCTGCTCCTGGGCCTGCTTTGCTGCCACTATCTCCAGAGCCAGGCGTTCAGCCTCTGCCTGGAGGTCTTCTTCCGAACGGTTACCGACATCACCGGTCAGCTTCAGCCCATCCTTATGGATTCCCATAATCCTGGCCAACTCAACCGACGATTGATGCCGTGACGGCACCTTGAAGAGCACCACGATGTTACCCTTTGCCGTCTTTTCGCAATCAAGCTCAAGGATGCTCGCCGCCTCGCTGTCGATATCCTCCACCTTCTTCGGCTTACCTGTTTCCGCGTCGAGATATTCCCTGCGGTCAATTCTCATCACCCTGGAGTGATAATCGACAATATCCTCGGCAGTAACGGCATACTTCCGGCGGAGTTCTCTCCGGACCTGCTCTATCCTCGCGACAATCTTATCTTTTCTTAGCAATTTGTGCGCTTGGACGGCTGCGGCTGGTGTTGTCACATCAGGATGTACTGCGAGATACGCCCGCGTGCCATTGTTGTTTCTCAGCACATATTCGTGACAGAAGCGCTCCTCGGCAGGGCGAAGCTTGATGGCTTCGTACCCCATCTCACCCGCCATTCCCGGCAGAACCGTTTGCCCTGGTATGCATGTCTGTCCATCCACTCCACCCACCACACACTCTCCTCAAACGAAAAAACCCGCACCAATAGCCAATAATGGCCACATGGTGCGGGTTCAGAAGCTCCCTTTCGGGTTAAAGAACTAACCGCCTTCGCTATCTATCGTATCTTCTCGGAAATCGTAAGGACAGTAATACCACCCTGGTTACAGTCAATAACCATCTGCCCGGTAAAATCCGGTTTCATCAGTCCCAAGGTTTTAAGGTCCTCTGTCACCTTTTTCTTCCATTCCGGGTCTAATGGTTTCCCAGCCGACATCACCAACCTCCGAAATCTGATTACTATCACCCATACATCAAAGAATTTCATTGTTCAACATAATTATGAACAATCCGTTCAATGTAACGCCCCTCGATACATCCTCGCCCTCAGTAACTCCTCATTCACCGCCAGCGTCTCCGTGACCACCGTAGGTCCGGTAACCGGAGCCCGCCACTTCACCGCCTTGACCTTTCTTTTCTTCGGCTGCTTTGCTGCCATTTCAGCTCTTGAAGTACGTCCCCGAACACCCTTCTGAAGCCCACAGCACACCTTGTCGCAATACCGCCGCTTTTCCCACTGCTGATTGTTCTCATACGGCTTCCTCACCAGAGGTTTGCGGCAGCCGATATACTCGCACGGTCGAACATCATCACTCATGACCGGCGCTGCTTTCATTTCCGCCTCCAATCAGGCCCGCCCACCATCACCCCCTTGCACATCTGGTACAGCCGCGATACTATTGCCGGGCCGTTCCAGGCGTAACGCCGCTCAATCTGCTCTAGTCCTGCGTTCGTCGTGATGATAATCGGCAGCTTCCTGGCGTATCGTGTGTCAATGATCTCGTAGAGCTTCTCTTCTACCCACTCCGAAGGCCGTTCCTTGCCCAGATCGTCCAGCACCAGTAGCGAGCACGCCGTCATAAACCCTATCACCTGCTGCTCCGATGTCGTCGCCGACTCGTTATAGGTCGCCTTCACGCTCCCCAGAAGCATCGGCACGGTCCCGAACACTACCGATTTTCCGCGGCGAATCCTTGTCACCGCCACCGCCGCGGCAAGATGCGTTTTCCCTCTGCCAGGCTCCCCCATAAAAATCAACCCTTCCCGAGGCTCGGTCACCGCTTCGGCATACTCCCTCGCCGTTTCCAGTGCCCGCCGGTTCTGCTCACACACCCGGAACCCGTCAAACGACGCATCCCGGAACCTCTCCGGCAGACCGCCTATCCAGCGAATGATATCAGTCCACCGCTTCTTCTCCTCCGTTTCCAGCGCCTCGGCTGCACACCGCTGCCTCATCTCCTCCTCAGCGGCCCTCATTGCCTCAACAGCCTCAGCACAATCACAAGTCCGCGCGACATTCCCAACGGTCACGCCTCCGATTGACAGCCGTGGCCGTTCCTTGCCACAGAAGAGGCAGACCGCTGGGTCAACCCGCCGCTCCTCTGCGGGAGAGGAAGTCGGCTGTGAGACTATCCGTAACGCTCGGCGCTTCTCTTCGAGCCGCTGTTGTGTCTGTACCAGTTCGTTGCCTGCCAAGTCCGGCATAATCGCCTCCTTCCAGCCGTTTCCTCACCCAGTTCAACCCACCACGGGCGCCGACCTTCGACGCTGCAGCTGCCTGGAACGCCTCGACAATCCGCTCTGGAGGGTACTCGTGGCAGATGTCCTGGAGCACCGTCACCTGCGCTGGCGAGTCCATGAGCTGTCCGAGGTACTTCCTGACCAGGGCACGACATTCCGACACCGGCATGTGCCTTTCATCTGCCGCTGCGCTTTTCTGGTCCGGTTCCGGAGTCTCGCTGTCTGTCCTGACTGACTCCGGTTTTGTAGTAGTTGGTTTTTCTCCTATAATCTCCTCTCCTCTCCTCTCCGTACTTCCTTCGCAACCTTCTTCACACAACGGGGTTTCTTGTGAAGGAAACCCCGTTGTGTGAATGTTTTTACTCTGTAAAACCATTTCACGGGTGGGGGCCTTGTCCTTGCGCATGCGATACGCAGGCTGCACCCCATCAATGAAATGTTGGCAGAAAACGACTCGGTGAGACCATAACTCGGAGTCAATGGCTCCCAGTTTTGACAACGCGTCGAGAATATTAAGCAGGGTATCCTCATCAACCCGCGTGTACGCGACCAGGTAACTCCATGCCGCTTCGTCACGGCAGTCGATGCTATGCCCCTCCTGTAAACCGAGTTGTTCCAAGATTTTGAACCATGCCGCATATCCATCATTTCCCCATCGGCTTTCAATGACGAACAGGGTTTTCCCGTGACTCGTCGTATGGGGGAAATATTCAACTGTCGCTTTCTTGGGACGTGGCATCAGCGTATAGCCTCCCGAACGGATGTTTCTGCAGTTCTGTAATTCGCCTTCACCAGAGCCTCGGCAAACGCAGGTGGGACAGAATTTCCACAACGTTTTACCTGCTCCGTCGCCGTGATTTTCCGGCCGTCGGCAGTCCGGTCGATAATGTAATCCGACGGGAATCCCTGAGCGTTGAACAGCTCCCTTGGCGTGAGCATCCGCATCCCGATATCAGCTATCTGGTACTCCTCACCATGAACCGTGACGATGCCGAAACGGTCCTTCGTGGTGACGGTTGCCAACGGTGCACGGATATCAGGAGGGACATCGACCCCATAATACTTTATGAGGAATGCCCGGACCTCTCCGACATGAAACCCGCCGGCAGTAATGGTCGGCATCGGACTGGTAACGACCTGGCCGTCCTTACAGGTACCGCGGAGTTTTACGAGATGAGATGTAACGAGGGAATCTTTGCTCTTCGAAGTGATGGTTTGATGGGGAGTAGCGACCGCCGCCCCGAGAGACTTGCCGAAATTGCGCACAAGACTCGCGGCAACCAGACCGGTTTTCCCGGCGCCGTCCGCCATGATGGTAGGTGCCGGCGCATCAACCGCTTGGCCCGTACTCTCCCCGAAATGCCGTATCAGGTTGGCAGCCACGAGCGAATGATGGTCTATACTGGTTACCGTACCCAAAGGTGCCTCGACGCTGGAGCCGACAACACCGCCATAATGTTTGGCCAGAAATGCGGAGACGAGAGCATGCTTGCCGCCGCCCGCGACAACGGTACCGAGTGGCTTGTCGAGTCCCGGGACCCTGGGCGCCTGCCCTTTGCGCTCGCCATAGCCGGTCTGAATCAGGGTAGCAGATGCAACCGCATGCCGGGCCTCAGTGGTCACCGTAGTTAACGGCGCGTCTCCCGGCCATACGGAAGAATCGCCGGAACCTCGATGGTCGATGCCTACCACCTGGGGAGCGACCAAAGCGAACCGATTTTCTGTTGTCTGAGTCCGTAGAGGCTCTTTGGTTTCTTGTCCCCTAAACCCCCTACCCTTCTTCTCACCATAATACGAGACAATGAACGGCTCAGGACTCTCAACCACGTAGCGCATCACTCCGCGGGCAATCCTCCGCAACGTCGCATCCACCAGAGGTCGTCTCACGTTAAGGCGCCGGCCCTCTTCCTTTGACAGAAAAATAGATGGACACGGTATCGACCAGTCGATGCACTCAGCAGCTGTCCGCCAGGGCTTTAACCGTCTGGACTTCACTGACTCGCTCTTCGGGTCACCGTGAGTCGGTTCCGGCCAGACGATGGGCTCACCGTCGCAACGAGCCACCAGGAAAAACCGCTTCCGGGAGGTAGGAGCGCCATAGTCGCAGGCCCTGAGCTCCCGGTATTCCACCTCGTATCCGTGCTTCCGAATAGCCTTCACGAACGCCTGAAACGTTTTCCCCTTCCTTTTGGGGCAGGGATAACTGTCACCATTAGCATCTTTAACCAGAGGCCCCCAGGTGACGAACTCCTCGACGTTCTCCAACATAACGATGCGCGGCTGGACCTTGCCTATCCATTTCAGTACGACCCAGGCAAGGCCGCGTATCTGCTTCTCTACCGGCTTCTTACCTTTGGCCTTGGAGAAATGCTTACAGTCCGGCGAAAACCACGCCAGGCCCACCGGACGGCCCCCGGTAACCTCTACCGGGTCCACATCCCAAACCGACTCGCACAAGTGCCGGGTCAGGGGATGGTTGACCAGGTGCATTTCCACTGCACCCGGGTCATGATTGATGGCGATATCCACCGGACGGCCCAGGCCCGCCTCCATACCCATAGAGGCGCCACCGCCACCGGCGAAGTTGTCGACAACCATCTCGTCAAAATTGAAACCGAACTGGGTCGAGATACGGAACCGGCCGGTCTTATCCGTCCGCACCCTCTTACCTGAAACAGCCATCAAACCCTCCTGAGAACGTAACCACATACGTCAACGCGGCAGCCGCTGACCAATACACTACCTTCCGCCACTCATGGAGTCCCTGGCAGGCATAGGCGGCAGCGGCCAGCACATCCAGAACAATCAAAATCGCCGGGAAGAACTTGGTAGATAGCATCAGCACAAACCATCTTTGGACTCGGCAGGTAGTATCTCTGCCTGCCGATAATATCCTCTCTGCGCACACCCCACCGCGACTCTGGTATACGCTCCATCACTGTCAGCGTCATGTCTGTCCATAACGATATGCAGGCCCGTATCGGCAGACTGCTGCACGTCGACCAATTCGTCGGCAACGTGGTCCCAGTCACGGCGCAAAATTGCGATCCCTACCTCTATGACCTCTGAAACGAGGTGGAGGTATTGGCGGTAGATGCTATTTCTGTCTGCGAAAATTGTCCTCGGGAATAACATTGCGACTCCTCCACGTAAACCGGCATCCTCTTGAGCGACTTCCGTATCTTTACCGTTGTCTCTGTCCATCCACATTCCCGCCAAAACACCCCGTTCACATCTACCCGGTATCTACCAGCGCGGCTCCCAGGATGAAATAGGAGCACGTTGGTTTTGCCGGAGATTAGATTTTCTACCGTGATACGGAAACAGTCCTCGGGCAATTCGTGATAGTTCGGCGCGGGGATGGATGCGTGGAATTGTGCCCATCTCGCTTCGGCACCTTTTCGGCCATACTCAGATAATTTTTGCCTGCGTTGTTCGCGGGTTAGCATAGTTGGCTATCTTTTGTTTCTTGCGTTATTTGGATTGTGCATGGTTATGCTGACTTCTTGTATTCTTCCCTCAGTTGCTCCAATACCTCAGGCGGAATCATCCACAGTTTCTGCATCCCCCTACACGGCACCGGGGTTTTAAGTAGAACCATATCCTCCAGAAGCCAACCATACGGGCCAAAGAACCATTTGCGCTGGCCTTCTTTGAATCGGTGGTCGCGGTCAGTGATGATATATCCTCCGAGCATACAGACGGCGAAAATCACGCTATAAGGAGACTCCTCCCGGTTCGGCACATACAGCCCTGTGAGGTTGGCGATCCATTCCCGGTCTTCTTCCGACCACCCTTTGCCGGAGTGGAGTGCCAAATAGTGACCTATCAGCGACTTGGGCGGAGCCCAATCACGATTCTCTATCCGTTTGCCACCCTCTGAGATGGCAAACGGCCACGGCCGCGTCAACGTGAGACCTCTGATTTCCAACCCGTGCATTATTGCTCCTTTCCGAATCTACCCGGCCATCGGGGATCAGCATAACCAGGACAGTGGACCGCCGAGGCGGTCACCGCCTGGCCGTTATGCCAAAGACCAAATTACATTACGTCGAAAGGGTGTCATCGTAACTGCCCCCAATTTTAGCTCTTCAATCAGCCAAAGCGCATCACTCGGGCTGATGTCCAACTTAAACCCGTCATCGCCATCCTTGCACATACGGAAATTACCACCATGCTGGAAAATTTTGGCAGTCCCAAAACTTGTTGGAGTAACATTCTCTTTGATTATCGGCACTGGCCCCGTCGTGGGCACAGGAACAGAGAATAGTGGCATAACCATCGGGTGGACTTGACCGCCCGTTTCATCGGTGCTTTCAGCTTGGTTGCTCATAAATTCCCCTTTCCTTTTGCGAGGGCGGACAAGTCACCCTCAAGCCGTTATAAATATTCCGTGGCGTCAGAATGGCAACGCCGCGCACTGAAAACCGGCGGCGCCTTTATGTCCCCCACCGCCGCGAGCCTTGCAGATTGCTGAAGCGTCAACTTCCGGCTTGTCGGCGTAGACGCTCACTGTCCATTTACCAGGCCTGCGGACAAAAGAAAGCATGGCGTCATGTTTCTCCGGGTCATAGACGGATTTGAACAGCAAGGAATTTGTCAGCCCTTTATTGACAGCGATGCAGCGCAACCCGTCAAACTCAACTTCAAAAGCGCAAGACTTCACATACATCTCGTTTTGTCGTGTTTCGTAGGCAAGCAGCGCGGCTCCGTTACGCATGGTTTGCCCCGTAAAATCTCCGACCTGCTCAATCAAATACTTCTGCCACAGATCTTGATTGTTAGGCCGGGTGTCTCCTACATTGCGCATCCCGTATTGAAATTCCAGCGCGCCAGGATGGTTATGATGGTCCCATACGTCATATCGGCCTAAGAGGAAAACGGCGCGTGGCATGGGGTCAGAGGTGCAAAATTGCCATGTCAGTTCACAGCCTGCCCGCCCAACTTCCAATAGTTGCCCGCCGCCAGCAAGAAAAACATGGTTGTGGGCCTCTTCCACAGAAGTTTTGTGGTGGTCAACCCATACCAGATTGCAGAGTTGGTCAAGCCGTTCCATGTCAGCGAAAGGCTGGAGGCAGAAATCAACCATAAACACCATTTCCCCGCGCGTGATTTTGTCCCACGGGAAAGCGTCACCATAATTGATTCCAATCATGTCACACTCAGGGTTGAACAGCTTCACTATTGCCCCTGAACAGTTCCCGTCCAGGTCCGCACTGTGGTAGAAACATTTCATCCTATTTTTCTCCTTATTGGTTGCATGGCCTTCGGCCAGCCACAGAAATTTATAACCAGGACAGTGGACCGCCGAGGCGGTCACCGCCTGGCCGTATAGCGCACGGCTAGCTTCGACCGTGCGCCGAGATTTACTACCCTGCGGAAGTGGTTTCGCAACATGCCTCGCCAGCATTGCAATCTTCTTGACCGTATGCCGGTTGAAGTCTTGCCGACTGTACCAGTCCAGTTCGACGGTTCAGGCGTTCTACCGGCTCAGGTACGGGACCGCCGCCGAGAGTCTTGTTCACGGCTGTTTCGGCAAATTTCTTTTCCGTACCTTCGGGGTCTTTCTGGTAGGCAACAAGGTTTTCCGCCACATCCTCAATCCTGTTAAAAACCAGAGTTTGGCAACCTACCTGCACCACGAACCCGTTGAGCACCGGCCTTACATTAACTTCCCGCATTACTTCCATGTGATTTCTCCTTTGTTGGTATGTGCGCTATAACCAGCGCTGTGGACCGGCCTGGAAAACAGCCGGTCACGCTTAATCGTTATGAATCTGTCCCAACCGCTACTATTTCCACACGGCAACCGCAACGCGAACACATACTATTCATGATTTTTTCAGCATCGTATGTGTCTACCGCCGCACAGATAAGCGGAGAAGAAAGTTTCTCCAACACTTCATAAGCCAGCGAACGCTTGACTCGCATCTCCTGAGCTTGCCGCAACGACAAACCACCATATCCGCTTGCGTTGAAGTCGCTGGCATTCGCCAACACCCGCCCGTCCTTACCAATGAACAGGGCCACAACTCCGGCAGGAGAAGGCATAACCAGTGAATCGACCGGAGTTTTATCCTTGTCGCACTGGCAGTTGAGTGTTGAAGTGTCTACCGTTGATTTACACATTATCTCTCTCCCCGGTCATTCACAGACCCGTTATGTAAATCAATAATGCCTGACGACCTCCTCAGGTTTAAAACCAAACGCTTGCCAACGGTTATCACTCCCCGTACCAGCATCCCACTGATATCGGCAACCGTGATACCGCCCACATTTGATGCACCGAAACACCTGGTATCCCTGCCGTGACGTGGAATTGCGGTAATCCTCTGTATTGGCTGGATGGTCTACTCGGACGAGTCGAACATCACAACAATCATCTCCCCATGCCATAGTAACACCTCACATAATCATCCCGCTCGACACCGACCCTTGCGGGTCAGCGGAGCGTTGTACAGAATCAAACTTCTCGCTTTTCTTCATCACCACAATAGATGCAGCGAAAGCGCCCCTTAAAGTACTCCGCTGGTGCTCCGATTATCGGTTTCCATCCGTGATCCCCACCGTTCAAGCATGGTGCTTTATCGGCATCGAATGTCTTGATATACCCAACGGTGAAGACGAAATACTTTTCGCAGTGCGGGCACTGTTTCTCGTAATTTACGTCAGGGTCATGACATTCATCAGGTTCGCGCATTTCCTTTTCGCAATATGGGCACTCAAGTTTATGCATGGCGTTTCTCCTGTAAATCTGCACAACCAGCACTACCAGCCGATGAGCGGCTGAAGTGCATGGCCGTTACACCTCGTATCCAACTCTCCGAATACCGGCCTTGCTCAGGCCTGCTACCCGGCACCCTTCAACCCTGCAGTGAAAGTAGGTCATGGTAGCAGATGCGTGCCCTTCCTCTACCAGACCCATACCTACAAGTTGCCGCATACTGGCAATGGACTTCTCATCAGTGATGCTGACAGCGTAATGGTTCCTATATCCCCAATGCTTTTTCGGAATACAACTTCTGATACCGAGCATGTGGCGCATCGCGTCCAGTTGCTCGGGAGTGGGTGTTTCCAGCGTATCGACCGGAGGTTTTCCCTTCGGTCGGCAGTATTCGCAGCCATGATCTGCACAGTAGTCACATCGCATTTTTCTCTCCCGGTCATCCTTGTGCCGCCCACTACCAAGCCAATCCCGAATATGTCTGACTTCCCAGCAAAGGAAAGCCGGTATCCGGGTCAACCACATTTCGGTTTTCATGATTCCACTGCTTGAACATAAACGGCACACCAGCGGCAGCGCATTGGTCACGCACCTCCATCACCCACATCGGATCAAGCCGCCGCCCATTGTTGCCGGACTCCCCGCCCAGTATTACGCCGTCAAGCTTTGGATATCCTTCGGCCCAACCATCCGACCAGGGGTCAAACCTCCTACCGTCAAGGCAACTTTCCCAACTCTCACAATGTGAGCCTTCTTCTGTGTCCCATGCTTCATGGATTCTGTCCAGATTCACAGGTCCCAACATTGGCTCCAACGAGACAAACCGTTTTGCTGCCAGGGTTGACAACAGATATGGTATCCGCTCATCCGCCGTCTCTTGGTTCTCAACCGACACGCCAAGCGCAAGGTTCGGCAGCGGACAGTTATCCTGCTGACAGGTTTCAGGGTTGGTTCCAGCCGCGAGCTGGTACAGGCAGGCCAGTTGTCCCGCCATCTCCGAGGAAGCAAAAAACTCTTGCATCCTTTTCGCCCGCTTGGTCAGCATGATAAACGTGTGCTGTGGGTTCGACGCGACCATACCGAGCACTCTCTCTACCCAGGCAAACGGCACAGAATCATGAAAGATATCGCCCATACTGGAAATGAAAACGGAGCGGGGCTTGCGCCACTTGTACGGCTTTTCCAGTTCGGACGGGACGAAACAGGTTTTTCCGTTCCAACAGCCGTTTTCAGTGACATGCATATACTGGACGTGTCTCATCGCTGCCAATCGCCGCGCCATGTTTTCAGCGTAGCAGTTCTGACACCCCGTGCTAATCTTGGAGCAGCCCACTACCGGGTTTATCGTTTCATCGCACCATGATATTTTTGTTGCCACGTCGTACCCTCCATCAATTTAACAACGCCTCGGCCGCTCACAGCTACCCGTTACTAGGACACCACAACGGGTAGCTCTCGGATTAATTTTGCTTTCGTCCTGTCCAAAACCAAAACTTCAAACTCGCCCCGCCGGAGGAACAATGCCAGCACGTCGGCCTTATCAATTTGGTACTCTGACACGACATCCACCCCGCGTTTTCTTGCGAATTTCGCAGCCTCCTGCGGAAAAAGTGTGTAACTTATCCAGTTCTGTTCGTCAGGCCGATGTGCTCGGAACACCGTCAGCGGTTCGCCGAGTGTTCGCAACACGTCCAGTTCGCTCGGTTTCATAATGCTGGTTTCTCGGTTCGGCCTGGTCGCTGAAAAAAGCCGCCTCCACTCCTCCAGGTCGCTCCATCCGCAATAACTTACCCATAGGGTAGACAGCAAAAACCAGTACCCGTAATCAGTCAGCCGGTAGGCATACCGAGAAAACAGCTTGACCGCCTCCGGTGTCGCTTCGTGCGGCATGATTTTTTTGATCGTCTGACGATCCTTCTTGTTCCAGCGAAAATCGGGAGAAACGTCCATCAAATCACCACCATTTCCGTTGCTCACAGCCATCCTTTTCCCGCACAACTTCCGCCCCATCATCCCACGGATACGGCCCCTTGCTCGGTTCGACCTCTCCGACAACCCCGCCAGGAAACGCCACCATCACCGGCAGTAACAGCGCCGCCTGTTCCGGACCCACACCCCCAGCCTTCAAACGCATCACCTCACGGCCATACAGCACCATCCGCCCGGCCTCAACCCGAAGGTCATACTCCACCTGGTCATCCGTAATATCAATCTCCCGCCCGGCCGCGGTCCGAATCGTAACCACCGCCACGGAAAGCAGGTTGTCAGTCATGTCCGCGCTTCGCAAGTATCAGTATCCGGATATCACTTCCATCCCGACACACTTCCACTGACGACTCGACCATCGCAATCACCTCGGCCGCCAACCGCTTTCTCATTTCTATTTCAGCCTTTTTGACCGCATCCTGAATCACCGGTTCAGCGGCCGCCAAAAGCTCCTCATTCAACTGCTTCACCAGGTTTTTTCTCACCGCAGCAACATCAAACATAGTTGTCATTCCCATGGACCACGTCCTTTCACCCACAAACACCCCACCCGCACACCGGGCAGACGCAACACCCGCCCTCGTGCCTCAGCTCTGCCCCGCACTCAGGACACGTTTTCATCACCAACATCCCCCAGGTGCTTCCGATTCCACCTCTCCAGCAACCGGCAGACCAACTCACAACTATGATATCCAGCCTCACATCCACGGCACGGATGAGCCACATACCCTACGTCGCGTTCCATGATTCCCTCCGCTCAAAAAAAGGCCGGAAGGGGAAATTTGGGACCCCTCCCGGCCAAACAGTGACGGCCTACACGAACACCGGGATCCCCGGAAGATTCTCCTCTAGGTACTGCCGGATATTGGCTTTTGCTTCCATCTCCCACGCCAGGAACTTCCCGGCCTTCTTGCCGAAAAACATACGGGTGCCAAGGGGCACCACGGGCGCCAGCTTGCTACTGGGAACAATTGCCACCTTCGCCGAGGAACGGTCCGGGTCAGGTTTTATCAGAACTCTCAAAATGACTTCTCGGACTTTTTCCGGCTCGGTATTCGGGTCCATGATGTTTGCCAGGACCTTATCAAGCTCCTCCTGAAACAGTTGAATCACCCCGCCAGCCTTAAGATTTTCCAAACTGACCGTATCACCATCCGTCAACGCCATCGCCCCACCTCCCTTTTTCACTAATCGCTTATCGCTACCCACTACCCGCTAACCGCTACCTTTACGGCCTGCACCCCTCAATCCCCTTGAACCAGACCGGCGCATGGTCCGGACACTGGTAGGGAAAATCATCGAACATCGTGCAGATATACCGGACCTTCACCGTCAAACGTCTCTCTCCATCGCAATCCCGCGCAATCTCGCACCATTCGCACGGAGCCCGAAACCGCCTCACCTCCTCTCTTTGCCTGTGCGCTACCCGTCCCATGCGCCGGCACTCCTCACGCCGCCTTCTTCGCATCGCGTCGCTTTACCCATTCCATCAGGTCTCCGTAGCGATAGCGGATTAATGTCTCAAACAATACTTTGTGAGGAGGCAAATCATCCTGCCCCAAGATTTTTCCCTTCCGCCTGCCGTCCTTCCGGCCAATTTCGAGCGACGAGACAGAGCAATTCAGCAGCACCATGACCTCTTCCACAGATAAGAGCAGGTCCGGATTAACGTCCTCCCTGTGCGTCAGAATCAACCGTAGCCGCTCTTCTTTGCTCAATAAACTTCCATTGCGACGGCTCTTACCCTCGTCCACGCAAACCCCCTTCCAGCGCCTCCAGCAGTGAGGCAAACGCCACAGGCCGCCCCTCCGCCCGCAACGCATCCCTGATACCGTCCAGAATCCTCATAAACTCCAGCGGATAACAAACCAGTCCCCTCCGGTGCGCCTGCCAGTCCAGGGGGAAGTTGTTCCCCATCTTTTCCATCATCAGGTCGATTTTGTCAGGGGGGTAATTGCTCGAATCATGCGGCCGCATCATCCGGACAAAATGGCCATACTTTATCCCCACGCGCCAGGCAGCTTCCTCTTGAGACACTCCGGCAAGCAAATAGCAACGCCTCACCGCCTCCGTCAGATTCGGCACCTCCTCCAACAATTGCGCATATGAAGACTCTTTCAGTACAGGTTCACCCATGGCGCACCTCCCCGGGAGGATCCGGAAACTGCCTCCAGTGAGTAACCCGCGGGCCAACCGGCCCCCCATAATCATTCACCCACTCCACACCATCGAAACTCGCAGGCCACACCGGCTCACAGGATTCCGGCGAATACGTCATCACCATCAAATCCGCATCCGGCATCTCGACATCACAGGACACCCACCCGTCACCGCTCATTGTCGCATCCTCCCCGCAGCCACACCCCGGCCCGGTACTTCGCCTCGACATTCATCGCTGTCGCCGTATGGCCATAGTTCAGCCGTTTGGCATGCTCTTCCTGCAGGACGCACTGCGCCAGAGCAAGAAACGCCACCAACGTCAAAACCACCACCACAGTAAAAACCAACAACAGTTCCTTACAATTCTTCACGAGTGACCTCCTATCCCACGATACAGCCAATCATCAAACCGCTCGCGGCACAGTCTCCAGACCCCGCATACCCCGCAACACACCACCGGGCTCGCAATCGCCGACATCAGGCACCAAAAGAGTAATTCACGAAGGGAATACATATGCACGGCCCGCCTCCGACAGTCCCCAGTTGCTCCCGAAAAGGCCCGGCTTGCCCACAGGCTCCACCAGCCCTTTCGCCTGGAGCGATTCAAACGTCCGTACACTCCTCAAATCAATTCCGAGACGCACCATGGACACCGGTTCCGTTGTCCCGACTCGCTTCAGCATCCGTCGCTGTTGACTCGACAATCTCACAGCTCCCCCCTCAAACCTCGCACCCTCTCCGCATACTGCGGATAATGCAGGTCCAGGCACGATTCACAGATACCGCTCGTCTCCGTGCTGCTCCCGAACGACGGCTTTTCCCGCAGCCATTTGCCGCAGCACATACATTTCACAACCATCACAGCAGCGCCCATGGTCACCTCCGGCAATCCGGGCAAATACTGATACCGTCCGGCCCCTGATAATAGACATCATCGGCGGCGAGTTGCCGACCGCAACCGACGCATATCGCCCCTGTCAGGATTTTGCCCCACTCATGGTGACCGCGTTCCACTCCCGAGAAATACGCATCAGCCTCCGCCGTTCCCATCTCATACGGATGAGGGATACAGCCACCAAGACGCCGCATCCGGAACACCGCAAGCACCCCTTCCCGGTACTCCCGGCTCCTCTGGTCGCCCTGCGAAAGGATATGGTCCACAATTCGCGTACAATCCATCAGGCAGCCTCCGCCGACAGCTTCACACTCTCCGTGTTCAGGCGTGCCAGTTCGTTGGCCATAAATCGCGAGCGCTCCTCCAAATACTGGAGTTTCCACAACCGGTCCATTGTGCGCATGAATAGCCGGGTCCACTCCTGGCCGCGACTCTTCACATCCACCACGCCCAGCGCCTTGTCGCAAAGCTGTTCCGCCTTTGGAATTAAGGCGTCACGCTTTTTCACATATGCGGCATCTCCATAAACCTGTTTTTTCATCCCTCACTCCTAAAATGGAATATCACTGCTCATTCCGGGATAATCCGCCTCAACTCTCCGCATCCACTCCACCAGACTCTCCCCCTCGCACGGCAGAACCTGCGGCCATTCGTTGTCGTATGCCATTGCGCGCCTCTTCTCTGTTCATTTTCAGAACTTTGAGAAACCTGAACAAGCCGATAGACTGTTCAACATAATAACGAACAATCAGGCAGCCTGTTCCTGGTCATCGTCCGTCCGAGCCAGGAACCCGTCGGCTTCCAGGGCAGAAACTATTTCGGCATGAACACCGCTGTCAGGTCTCTTGGTCTTATATTCCCCAATCAGGAAGACACCGACAGAGGCGGCATTCAAACCATGCAACCTGGACCAACCGGCAATAGTACGGCCAGTCGCGAAAATATTCTTTTTTGTAGTAGCGTAATCAATGCACATTGCGTAACTCACTGTATTTTGGTATAAATAATTCGTAACAATTCTATTACCATATTCTATTCCCTAGAATAATATTCTTATTGTATGAGTTGTCAAGAGGTTTTTTGTGTTAATTGGATTAAAATTTAAAGCTATAAGAAAATCGCTTGGTTTGACGCAAGGTGAGTTTTCTAAACCACTGGGTGTTTCCGGCGGTCAAATATCTGCAATCGAATTAGGCACAAGTAACCCCTCAGAAACCCTCCTTACCTTGCTACGCCAGCATTACAGAATCAGCGACACATGGTGGGAGACCGGCGAAGGTGAAATATTTCATAGACCTCCGCCAGCACCCACCAACCTGAGATATTTTCAACCACAGAAATCCGCCGGTATCGTAGCTGACCCTTCCGAAGAAGCCTTGGAACGCGAACGTGCCGAAGTGCTTTCGGCCGTCAGTCGCCTGATAGGATTTGACGCCGCGGAACTGGTCGACACATACAGCAAGCTGCCACGCTCGAAACAAAAACGAATTTTAGGTGATGTGTTGGAGGAACTTGAGCGGCAAGACGTGGATGAAGAGAAAAAGCGGGATAAAATCGAATAAAACGGTCCAAACGGAGAAAATGCAATGTCCAGAACAATAACAGCCTACGTCGAGCGGGACACGGAGACAGGTCTCTACGTTGCCACCGTTCCAGCCATTCCCGGCGCAACATCATAGAAGTGGTTGAAATGTGCATCGAGTAAATGGACAGCGACAGCAAAGAGCACTTGCCCGAGTTCGTCGGCATTCAACAGGTGGAAGTCGCGGCATAACCAAACTGCCTCTCATGGACGATAAATATTAGAAAAGGCCGGGGATTCCCGGCCCTTGCTGTTACCACCATCTGCACCGCACCATCAACAACCTCGCCGCTACCGGCTCTATCACCGTTACCAAAAGAATCAGCAGAATGTCAGGCGGCACCCGTAGCCTTAGAATACGTCTTAGGAGTGTGATTTTCGCAGAGTCTGTCAGGTCGTTGCTCATAGCTCCTCCATTATATAATTTTTAAACTTCGCGGAGACTGAAAGCAATTTTAATACCCCTAAAAAACCATAGCCGGGCTGATTCATTAGAATCATTATCATTTTGATGTATCGTTTTCCAAGTATTTGATTTTTCAAAAAAAAAAAAACGGTCACTTTTATTTCATTATCATTCTGCTAATCAAATTAGGGATTTACCACCGCCATTACTCAACCGATACGATACGTAATGGTGACAAAACGCGACATAGATGACCGGTTCCGGCACAACGTGACACGACTGCGACAACGGCAAGGCCTCTCACAGGCCGAACTGGCCGAGCGCAGCGGCGTCAACAACCTTGGACAGATAGAATCCGGCGCCAGGGGAGCAGGCAAGGACGCCGTAGCGCGCCTGGCCTCCGCCCTCAACGTCGACATCTCCGAATTCTACCGCCCGGAAATGGACGATCTGTTCAAGCCGGAAAACACCCTGCTCAAACTATTCAGCAGCCTGCCGCCGGCGGGCCGATGGTTCATTGTGGATGTGTTGCGGGCATTCGTAAGATTTATTGGAAAAAAGGATGGTCTATAAAGGAGAATCGCATGGGTATTCTGAGCGACCTTATAAGCAGAACCGGACCATACAAATTGGCAGCCGCCAAAAATGCTCTGATTGCGAAATATATGTTTATAAACTCAAGGTTGTATGGCCAGATGACAATCGATTCTGTCATAAGAACTCTTCTTGTCGGTGGTAAAATTTCAAGCGATGAGGTTGATGCAAGCAAATTGAAAGAAGATCGTTATTACGGAATGGCTGCACTTGCCTTCCATTGCGTAGAAATACCACCTACGCTTAAGGGCATCACATTTCGGAGCGCATGGAACGAAGGGATAAATCCCATTACTGCACTCTCTGGAGCGGCCAGCGAAATAGACCTTGTAATCAACGAGATTAACCGCAAGTTCGGGATTATGATTGATTTATCACAATCAGATACGCCCCACTTTTCGACATTAATCAAAGCACCTCATCATATAATTTTGATTTCCTGCCTTAACGAATTTTTATCTATAATAGATGGTAAAATCTGTGACTATTTAAGGAGGCATGATATAGATTTTTTTAAAGAAGAAGTTTGCGCCTTCTGTTCAACATTAATTTCTGAATGGTACGCAATTTCTTATAGGTCTTTGAACAATAATATTGATGATATAAGTAATGCACAACTTAAATTATATTGGGAATCAGTGTATGATTTTCTAAAGAACCTCTTTGGTAAAGGTGTCAATACTGCGTGGGAACTACTAAGAAAGAGATACGATATTTACACTAAACTATATAAGTCATGCCAGATTTGTCCAGATGACTTTATGTTGTCTAGCGTATTCATATCTAACCTTACACCGTGTGAAGGTCTGGATGATATCAAGGACAAACTTACTGGCATAATTGGTCAAGAAAGTAAATCGTTCGTCGAGTTATTAAAATATATCGTGCTAATTAACCAACAAAAACAGACGCCTATACACGATGATAGAATCAGGTTTACTCTTCGCGATGACGATTAAGACGACAAAGCCCATCATGCACTTGCGCCTACTGATAGCCGCGGCAGCCACGGTCACCTGTTTTCCAGCTACCGCCACAGCAGCCCACCTCTACAAAGAATCCGAATACCGGGACGCCTGGTGCAAGGGTCAGACGGAAGTCACCCTATACGACGGCAGCCGTGTCGACTGCCTTACTAAAAACTACGCCATAGAATTCGACTTCGCACCGAAAGCCTTCGAGGCCCTGGGACAATCAATCCACTACGCCCTCGTCACCGGAACCGACCCGGCCATTGTCTTAATCATGGAGAAACCGAATGACTGGCGTTATTACCGCCGCATCAAACGCACGGCAAAGGCCCGCAATGTAAAACTCTGGTTCATCACCCCTGAAACCTTGAATCGTCGCCAGAAGGAAAAGTAATATGCGCTACAAAGACCTACTCAGCAAAATAATCGACACGGATGGCATCCCCCTCCGCGAAGTCGCCCGCGAACTCGGACTCCCCCCGGGGTCTATCCATAACTACCTCTACCAATCAACCGAGCCTCGCCGAGACGCCTTGGAAAAAATGAGCGCCTACTTCGAAGAGCCGGTTTCCCAACTCCTATCTGAAGACGACGACCTCACCGCCCGGATCCTGACCCTCGTCAGGCGCATGGACCAAGACCAAAAACAGTTATTATTAGACGACATCACAAATCGCATGGGCCATATTTGGGCCATATCGCCTTTAGACAAAAAAACAAAGGGTTAAGCGATAACCGCCTAACCCTTTGTTTTAATTGGTGCCCGGGACCGGAATCGAACCGGTACAGAACTAAGTTCCGAGGGATTTTAAGTTCTGTATTGGGCGCTTTTCTGCACTTTGTCATGTATTGCCTTACTTTGCAACATTGCAAATTTATTAACTATATGCTTTACTGTGCCTTGTGATGCTTTGC